GTCAGCCTCTACATACTCGTCAATGCAATCAGGGAAAAGAACCCTCTGTCGTCTATCTTGACCTTTTTTATATGCCATATCTTTTTTGTTTATTACTACAAATATACATAAAATAATTGTGAATCAAGAAGATACGAGGTTAATTAACTATAAAGAGCAAAAGAAAAATGCTCAATTCAGTTGTTTGCTTCCCTAATTAAGTTTTCGGACAGCCTCCCCCGAATTTCGCAAACATCTTTTTCATTATTATTCTTATTATTAAAATTTGTTTTTAATATAAAACGATAAACAAATTCAATTATTGCACTAATTTAATATTTTTTTTAGCTGGAACACTAAGTCGCTGAATTTACAGATGAAGAAGAAGGGTGAGTCGAAAGATTCACCCTTCATCATTTTATACCTCTTCAAAATCAATATCATCAAACAAATCTTGCTCCTGATACTGCTTAGGATATGCCTTATCCAATAAGTGCATAAATCTTGCCCAGTTATATCCGCTTGCTCTTGCTAGAATTTTAACCCCATCAAGATGCTGCTTTAATTTTGGCTTTCCGACATCAGATGTGAAGAATTGATGGTATTTATATTTTCTATTTCCCTTTTCATTTTTAGGATTTAAGAGTTGTATTTCATTAAATACCAATGGAGCAATTCTTTCATAGACAATTTCATTTATCCATCTACCAACTACACTTGGTCGTTTAGAAGTTTGAGTCCAAGTCCAGTTTCTCATCTTGTATAAAGCTTCAAAGAAATCATCATCAAACATCTTTACCCATGTAGCTGCTTCCTTGTTCAAGAAAACTTTCAGGTAGTTTTGCAATTCATCTTTTGCTCTTTCTTTAGCATTAACATAGCCTGTTGCTTCATCAACTAAGGCAATAATACCAGTTTTTGCTACAGCTCTAATAATAATATCTGCATGGGCAACAAGATTATCATTTGGATAAACACCGGCACGATTTGCATCTATTATTGCAGAACAAATATCAATAAGTAAAGTAGCATTATATCCATAAGTCATTGATTGTGAACCACCTGCGTTATTCCTTTTGAATTTGATAGGATTCTGTAGTTGCTCAACAATGTTGCTTTTCTCGGCATAAAAGTAAGAAGATAAGCCATCAATGTTAATGAAGGACTTCATCCATTGACCACTTTTACTTTCATAACCAATAGCCTTTTGTATTCCTCTTCCAGAGAACACACGTGTACCATCTTCCAAAACATAGCAAGGAACTTCCACGTCACCAAAATGAAGAGGTGTCTTGTCCGAACTATATTTTGCACAAAGGACAGAGTTATCTATCAAATTTTCTGGGTCAATATTTAAAAATTGCGCAACTTTATTTATAGTATCTTTTGTCGCACTTCCTTTTATTGCCTTGCTCAACCCTACTTCTGTCATACCAATAGCTTCGGCAACTTCTTTTTGTGTAATACCTTTTTGTTCTAAAAACTTTTTTATAAAATTCCTCATAATTAATATGTTTAAAAATTCAACGCAAATATACTATAATATTTTTAGATTAAACTAAAAGACGTTGAATATTAACATATATTATACAATAATTAAACAAATAGATTTTTAATTAAACCGTTTGGTGCTTTTTAGCATATCAGCATTTATAAGCCTTAAAGAACTTCTCACACAAGCTCCCCATCATATAACATGGTTCCTCGCTCAGCATATCTATCCCATCCTGCTCACAGATATGCGCTACCACATGAAGAAGCTCATGACCTATAGTATTAATGATGCTGCCATCAGATTCACACTCTCCAATGGCAAGCACACTCCTTCTTTCAGCTAGGTTGGAATAGGTAAGTCCCCTATCTCCACTCGATAAAGACAGATGTTTATAGGCTTCCGACAAAGGATTTCCGTTGCAGCCAATATCCGAAAGAGCATGGCATATCTCATCGGCATCAGGTTGCTGATAACCTATGAAACATACTATGCTCCAATCGTACTTCGGGAGTTTAATCACTCTTCTCATCATAACACATCTTCCCAAGGAATAGGCACACCATTATGGCAGCAGTCGGCATAGAATCGGTTGAAGATAAAGCCATCCTTCTGGTCGGCATCATCCACCATATCCTTGATAAACTGGGCTAGCTGCTCCTCATCCTTGATGGAAGACTTGTAGAAGTCTGCCCTCGCCATATTCGCCACATATACATGGTCGTAGCCTATCTTATTCTTTACCTCAATTCCCTGACCAAGCAGCAAGGCATCCACCTTCTCCTTATCCCAAAACGAAACACTTACATCACGCTTGGAGGAAGGGTCATACTTGTACATCAGGCTCACCGCCCACTCGCACATCTTCTTGCTGAAATGATAGCCATTGTATCTGAGATAAGAAACCATTCCCTCAGGTTTGAGGTCATACATATCCAATGGCATTCTGCATTTTCCCATATTGCTGAATATTAAAGGGAGTCTGGTTCCGACATAAATGTCACTACCCAAACTCCCAAGTTAAACACTAGCGACCGCCACCATTGTAGCCGCCACCACCTCTTTCACCATAGCGGTTCGGGTAGTTCCAATCATCGTTCACGTTGTTGAATCTACGTCTGTTCTCACGCTCTTCACGTTCCTCACGCTCTCTTCTCCAATCGTCACGATAATCAGGCATACGCTCACCCATACGCTCCTGCTTCATCTTTTTCAGACAAGACATAGCCTTGCTGCCAAAACCAAGCATGGATTCGATGTTGTCATACAAATCATCGAACTTATCTTCTGTAATCTCAATCATTACCATAATCATAAGATATTAAAATGAATAGATAGATAGGAGATTACTTGCTCATGGTCTGCTGGAGCCATCCCATCATCTTGTCAATCTTTCCCTCAATACCTGAAACCTTACCTTCCAGTTTATTGATTTTCTCGGTCTGTTCCTTCTCCTTGGCTATCTGGGGGTTGAGTTGCTGTAGCATTCCCTCACAAGATTCTACTACCCTCTTGTTGTAATCTACGCTCTCCAGTATCGCCTTGGATTGTCTCAGCATGGCATCCACCTCTGCACTCATGGCATCCTTGTTGTCGCTAACAACAAGGTTCTTGTCGTTAGCTATCTGTCCGTTTGCTGGCAGTTGCTTGAAATCCACTTCCTCGTCACCCAGCTTCACCTTCACGTCCACTACGGTCTCCATAGGCTGAGGAGTAAAGCCGTTATTAAAGGTAGGGTATTTCGTCTGAGGATTGCTTACTGAAACCACCTGACCGATTCGCAAGTTCGGGTTTTCACCCTTATCGAGCACATAGAATAAAGAATTAGTTCTTAAACCTTGAAACATAATATAATCTCCTATTATCTATTCTTGTTAAACAATACCCGACATCATCTGTAGGGTGTTAGTATCTCTCTCGTACCAAAACTGATAAACACCAGTTCCCTGCACGTCTGCAACCGTCAATGGTGCGCCATTATACTTGGTCACAGCCTGTGTCGCTCCGTTGGTCTCGAAAAGGATAGGCAGCGTACCAGTCGTTCCTGTCGGAATAGCCTGCATCAGGTTCACGAAAATCGTTCCTCTATAGCTGGCATTCACGAAGGCGTGGTTTTTGAACGAGAAAACAACATTGTTGGTGTTCACCACCACGCCCGTAGAAGCGATAGCTGCCGAACCATTACGATTCACCCATGTAAATGGTCTTAACCAAAACATAGCAGCCTCCTTTCCTTATTAACCCCAGAATCCTGCACCATTAGCAGCATTCAAACCATACAAGCCAGCCTGATAAGCCACGCAGTTAGGAACCGCAGTAAATGGGCTGTAAGGAGTGGTCACGGTCTCAGGCAACTTACACTTGATACCAGCCACCTCGTTCTGCAAGCCAGCCAATACCTGATTGATTGGAGCCACAGCCTGACCCACAATCTGAGAGGTCATAGCAGAAGACTTGAAGGTGCTGTTCTCTTCACGAAGAGCATCAATCTTGTTCTGTAACTCTCTCATTTCAGCTTGCTTTTGTCCGTCAACGATGGTCTGAGTGCTATCCTTGATAGCGTTGTGCAAGTCACAAGTCTGTCTCTGAGTCTCGTAAGCTACGTTGGCGAAACCACGCTCCTGACCAGTAGCTACATTGTTGATGGCATTCTGCAAGGTTCCAGTCTGCTGGCAGATAGCCAAGCGGTTCTCGCAGCAGCAGTTAGCTATCTGCTGAGCAATCTGCATATTACCCTGCTGCAAAGCATTGATGGTCTGCATACCGCTCATACCAACCTGATTACCTACACTCTGTACCTGAGAGGTCAAGGCAGAAATGGCACTCTGAATCTGACCTTCGGTGCAGTTCAACTGGGTAGCCAAATTGCTGAGAGCATTGCGGTTGCCACCGATGGCATCCATCAGGAGACCACGACCATAGTCATTGTTAATCTCGTTGGCGAGACCACCACGACCATTATTGCCGAAACCTCCCCAGCCGTTACCTCCCCAGCCCATGAGGAAGAAAAGGAAGATTACCCAGATAAACAAGCCACCTTCGCCACCGAAACCATTGTTTCCCTTCATGGCAAGAAGGACATTTGGGTCAACACCCTGCTTCTGGAGCAGAGGCGCAAGAAGACCGAGCATCCCATTGTTAGATGTTGAGCCTTCGTTTCCGAATACATACGTTTTACTTTCCATATTATCCTGAAATCTTTTTTGTTAAACACTAAATTATGATTCTCACTTTGTAACGTTACGAGCGCAAAGATACGAATAATATGGATAGAGATAGATAAACTCGTAATAGATTTTATAAGTGCTTGATGAGCAAAGATTTATGGTTACGGAAAAGGTCGTAAATATACAGGAGGGGCGATTGGGTCTCTCCTATACATATAATGTGTAGCGATTACTAAAGGTGGATGCCGTACTTTCGTGATAGCTTGCGGAAGAAAGCCTTCTTGTTGGCAAAGTATCGGATAAGCGACTTATTCCACTTCTTTTCATGCCCGAACTGGTCATGGATGCCTTCGGGTATCTTGCCATCGTGAACATACTTTTCAAAGGATGAGATAGACTTTCCCATTTCGTTGGCACACCAGCCCTTGTTGGCTTGTGTATCATTCATCATGGCAGTAAGGAGTGCCACAAGTTCCATATCATTCTCTGATAGACCGCAAGGGATAGGTTTGCCTTCCGCTTGGGCAACTGCTGATTCGTGCGCCTTATCTGCAAGAGCACGAAGTCCAGCTTCGATGATGCTGTAATTTACTAATTGCGACATAAGCATATAGAATTAAAATGAGTGTAATCAGGAACATATCACAATAGTACATATTGTTTGTGATAACGATAGAGCCGAACATGATGTGTATCACATTGACTCCTGCGATATAGAGTATCGGGATGCGCCACTCTACACACAACCTGTGCAACACCTGACCCTTCCAAAGAGAAATCGGGTAGAGGATATAAGTGATGAAATAAAAGAACCAGACAGGTTCCTCATTCTCTTCGTACCATAGTGTTATCTCCATCTTGTTGTCATAGAACTGAGATACACCATACCATCGCATAAGCATGACCAATATAGGCGCATACTTGAAATAGAGCAAGTCCGTTTTAATCTTGCTGCGTTCGGGGAGTAACTTAGTTATCTCACCAATTAACTTCTTGACTCGTAGGTCTTCTTCTTCATATTTTTTCATAAGCCTTCATTTTTAAGTTTATAATGATTGGATAATCTTTTGCTGATTTAATCACCTGAGATTCAGATATTCTTAGATGCTGCAAATATAATAAGAAATAATGGGAACATAACAATTTAGAATATTTTCAATAGTTAAACTTTATAAATACTTACAGATTGATAGATTTACACAAGAAATAGAGGTAAAAAGTTTCAGATTGAAAGCAATTATCCCCCGAAAGCCTAGCACTTTCAGGGGATAGTCATATATGTATTACTTCTCAGTCTTCGCCTTCTGGTTATCAACAACCACCTTGTTAGCCTTCTCCAGTACGGCAAGAATCTTCTTTCTCAGTTCACGAATCTGCTTCATGTCCTCAGCGTTGTAGGCATCCTTGCCATCATCCAAGAAACCTTTCTTCAACTCGGAAATCTCCTGCTTATCAAGGGAAATCTCGTCAATGGCATCAATGGCAGCCTTGAATCCGTTCAACTTAGTGTAGAGTTGTTTCAGTTTCAAGTCCTCGAAATCATCCTTCGGAGTAGCGTGAGCCTTGTATATATCATCGGCATTCAACTTGTGAGGTCTATACTCCTCCCCACTCTCCTCAGCACGTTCCTTCTTCTTGTCTTCCTCGTACTTCTTCACCTTCACATCATCCTGCTTATACTGCTTATACTCCTCAGAGCCGTAGAACCGTTCCAGCATAGAGTAATCGCCATCCACCTTAGCTTGTTTCTTCAATTTGCTCAGGGTATTGGCTGCACGGTCGTGATTCTCCTTCATATCCCAGAACTCATCACCTTGTTTCTTAGTAACTGGTCTATCATCAGGATTGCTGACGAACTTGCTGAATAATGGAATATCAGCCACCTTGATTTCCTTCGGGTCCTTGAGTGACTTTGTAAGAACACCTAGCACCTGACTGCCCATGGTGTAAGCACCACCGAGATAAGAAGACAATACATGGTCAACCACAGCAGGGTTATTCAGATTGTATCTTGGGTCACCGAAAGCATCAATACTATTCTGCTGCACATCAGGATAGTCGTTTCCGATTGAGTTAACCATCTTGGATGCACGAACCAACCAATCAGGAGTACCCACGTATGCCTTGGTAAAGTTAGGGTCATACTTGTTGTACTCTGTGTCCTTGAATAATGGCTTGCCAGTAAAGTCAACATTGAAAGCCAACTCAAAGACTGGGCGAATAGCATTCGGCATCAGACTGACCGCAATATTGCCATCATAGCCAGTAGGGTCAAGCGGAAGCATATCAACGACCTGACCGAGCAAGTCTTCTGCATACTGGCTCCAACTCTCCTCTGCCAACTCGCCACCCATCATCTTGGATGCAATCATATCGCCTACTCCATAGAAGGCACGGAACTCCTGAGCAAGCGGTATCTTCACATATTCATGGGTGAAAGGAACCCACATAATCAGGTTGTTTCGTCTATCCCACTTTGTGAACTGCCAATACTTATCCTTATCATCATCACCTCCCAACAGACTCATCAAGGCAGCGTTAACGATAGGAACCAGCACGCCACTCGCCAACCATGATGCAGTAACAGCCGTAAACTTGAAAGGATGATGCTTAGCAAGCGCACCAAGAGTCTGCAAACTCTGTACTGCTGGGTTGATGAAGAGATAGAGATTTCTAATCATCTGCCAGCCATATTCGCCAGTACCCTTGCGGTTGAAGTTCAAGGTCACGTCCTTGGCATCATTCACAGCCTCATCAATGGAACGTCCATACTGAATAGAGGTCATGTAGATAGCGAATCGGTTGCTATCCTCGATTGCTCTGTTCAGGAACTCGATACCATCCATGATGGTGTGCCCTACCTTCACTGGGTTTGCCTTCCATCTATCCAAATCCTTCAAGTCATTCTTGAATTTCTTCTTCAAGTCTTCCACATCTAGCGAAGAGACAAAGCCAGTCTCGCCACCATTCATCATGAAGTCATAGAACATCTGTTCCTTTGGTGTAGCGTTTCCGTTGTTTACCTTATCTCTCAACTTGCCGTTCTGATAGTCTCTCAGCATGAATCCGAGATTCCAAGAGGTAGCCAGATTCTTTCTGAGCAGATAGTTGTACTTTGCATCCTCACGAATAGCGGTAGATGCAAGGGTCATGGTCAGGTCTCGGAAGTAGTTGGAAGGAATGAAGAGAGGTGAAAGACTGGTATAGGCAGCAGCCATCTTTCTTCCCAACCAAGCAGCAGCCCTATCCAGTTTTCCGCTCTGAATCTCTCTCACTCGGTGTGCTCTGGTATTATTCATCGCCTGAGCCAACTGAGGGTCACCATTCACATAGATAACATACTCCTCGCCATCCTTCATCACTCTCACCTCATGTTCTCTCTCCTCGCTATGAGTCTGAGGATAGGCTATATTCAAGCCGTCTCTCTGCTGAGTAGCATCGCCAGTCTGAGCCATCTGCTCCATCTTCTGCTCAAAAGCATCAATAGCAGCCTTCACCTGATTACTATTCATCTGAGAAGTAATCTGAGGTGTAGCAGGAATCCACTCTTCGTTGCCGTTGGCATCCGTACTCTTCACATACCAAGCCTTGCTCAGGGTCAGCAGGGAAGTTGGATGATTCTGTGCCAAGAGCATCAGGTGTTGTTTCACCCAGTTCTTGTTGTTCAGCAGGATTCCGCTCTCTGCCATATTCTCGATGTATGCGATAGGGTCATCAGCGATAGAGGTTCGTCCGTGTGCCGTCTTCAAGGTCTGATTGAACGCACCCTTGCCGCCACCAACATAGTCCCATACTTGGTCGGCAGTAGTGCCATCCCAGCCACGGAGAGGAATATAATGGCTATACATATCTCGCACATACTGATAAGTATCTTTGCTCATCATTCCAGCCTTATAGCCATCACGGAGAATCTTCTTGGTAGCCGCATTCGTAGCATTCCAAAGGTCTTGCACCTCAGCTACATGACTACTCTCAATATCCCTTACCAGTTTGTGGGCAGCTTCCTCAAAGTCTGAGCCACCGAAGAGAGCCGACAATCCTGAGTAATCGTAGGCAATACCATTCTTGTCGTAGCGATAGTCCATATAGGAAGGAGAGTATTTCGTTCTGAGAGCATTATCTCTCTGTCTCCAAGTAGTGAAATCCACTCTACCAAACTCCAAATCGCTGTCATTGGTAATGCGGTTCATATCGCCCTTGTAAGCCCTGTATGCCGCACTTCTCTGAGCCACGTCCTCAAAGTCAGCATCCAGTGACTTCTTGAAAGCCATCTGAGCATCACGCTCCAAACCATGCTTAGCCATCATGTAGATACGGACATTATCATAGCTATCGCCCAGTACCTTCCTCATCTGATGATAAGCCTTTCTCAATGGCTGCAAGAACTCATTGTTGTACTCCTCAAACTCGTTCTTTCCCTTGCCATGGCTGCGGTTCTCGGCAGTATAGGCATCCTCAGCCATGTTCAGGCGGTCAACACCCACTTCCTTCATGATAGCTTCCTGAGCCTTGCGGATAGCCAGCATACTATCTTGGAAGGCGATACGTTTGAGCACAGACCCCTTCTGCAACTCTCGGTTGAACTCTCCAAGGGCAGTATCATCACTCAGAAGATGCTGCTCGTAGGTTGGAGCAGTCTTCCACAGAGCCATCTGTTTGCGGTACTCGTCCACTCTCCTCAGGAAGTCAACGGCACTCTCGCCAGCGTTGCGTTGTGGGATGGTTGGTCGCTGGGCATCCTTAGGCAGATTATTATCTTTCTTCCACTGGTTCAGGTCATGCTCAAACTGGTCATAGCGCAAGGAGAATCGGGTATTCCCCACGATATTGGCATTGTTCTCATCGAATATCACGTAGTTGTAATCATCTTCCTTTGCACCTCCAAAGATGGTTCCAGCAGGGTACTTGATACCAACAAATCCTGCATCACTTAACAACTTACTAGCTGCTTCTTTAGAACCAAGCATAGAGGAAAGTTCATCATACAAGTCTTGACCTCTTACCTTACCATCAACACGACTTGGATAAATGGTTTCAATAGGCTCCTTGCCTATTCTAACCAACTCCTTATTTACCTTATTCAAATGAGATTTTTTCAATTTATTCTCCCAATCAAGATAATCTCCATTATCATCAGGAATATCCACATCGTAAAGATAAGCAATATCATCAGGAACAGCTATTTCCTCATTCTTCTTTGCAAGAATATCGCTAAGTTCCTTCAAATTATCATCATCAGGGAACATTTCTAGAGCAGAAGAAAGGTCTTTTCTCATAGCATCCAATCCCTTATCTACATCTTTATATTTATAGATATAGTGTCTTACCATATCTTTATTGCTGTCAGACAAATCTGTCACAAATTCAAAGCCGCCATTATTTTTCCTCATTTTGGCACGTCTTGTGTAGTCCTCAGCAATTTCCTTAGAGTTAGTAACATATCCACCCCAACCGAATGCTTGCGAACCTTCACCCTCACCCATGTGGCTGAAATCGAACTTGTCAAAGCTAGCACCAGTACCATGATAGGTACGGATGCTAAACTTAGGGTCAGAGCCAGTAAGCAGAGGAGCAATCACATGCTCGGTCAACTGAGTAGGGATTCCGTTGCCGATGATGGTATGACTCAGGTTCTCGGAGAATGGCATCTTGTAATCATCGCTCACTCCTGATACTCTAGCGAGCACTCTACCCATGGCACGATATACCTTACCATCAGGCATCACAATCACATCACCACTCTTCGTCCTGAGTGTTGGCAGCAGTTCGTCAGCGAAGGCATGAGGAACCTTTCCGTCAGCGTAGGCACTACCCATCACATATAATGGCTTGTCAATGTTTCTCCAGTCAATGCCATCAGCCTTCAAGCGAACGTCCATCCAAGGAGCCACACCATTCTTCTTCTCGGTCAGGGTCGGGATAATATCAGCCACAGCTTCATACCAGCCGCTCTTGTGTGCCATCTTCTTTGGCTTTTCAGGGAGTTTGCCATCACGAACCGCACGGACAATCAATCTCTCTCGGTTGGTGTAGCCGCCATAGTCAGCAGCATTATACACATCTGCATCCCAAGTATAGCCGTTGGCATCCAGAGCATCGGTAATAGTCTTCATCGCATCCGAATCCTTATATCCCTTCACATTCTCGATTGTCACCACCTTTGGCTTGATAGCATTGATGAACTCGGCAGTACTAGCAGCAGTCTCCTTGTCAAGTTCCACCTCAGCATGGTTACTCTTTGCCTGAGAGTAGTTCTTGCAGACTGGGCTGGCATGGAAGTACTCCACCTCGCCATCTATCTGCTTAACCAACTCTCTTGGGTCAACATCACGAACATCAGCAGTAACGATGTGCTGACCGAAGTTATTGCGATAAACACCGCTTATCTTCTCGTCATACTCCACGGCTACCACTGGGTCGATGATACCCTTCAAGCCTTCCTCAACAAGACCGCCACCGCTAAAGTAGGTTCCAGCCTTAATGAGAGTGCCATCCTTCAGGGAGAACTTAGGTTCCTCGCCAGCAATCTCTGCCTTGCGGTTCTCGCCCAGAGCCTGAGCAATATGAATCATCTTCTTGTTAGCCATCTTCCAGCCGCTCGGCATATCATCAATGGCAGTCTTAATAGCATCATCCACCTCATCAGGAGTGTTCAGACTCTTCAAGTCCTCAGCCATATCAGCCGCACCACTTTCCTTTCCATCAGCCATATCACGTAGAGAGAAGGACACATCGCCCACACCCAAGAAAATCTGGTCTTTGCGAGCCACGTCCTCAGTAGATTCAGCGAGAGATTTTCTTCTCTCATCAGGAGTCATGTTCATTCTTTCCTGCACATTTCTTGCCTCCACCTCACCAGCGAGTGACTTGTAACTATTGTAATCATCATTCTTCTGATAGGCATTATAAAGACCTCTGTTCTTCTCTATGAGAGCCTTCGCCTCATCTTCCTTACCTTCTGCTCGTAGCTGCTTAATCTGCTTGGTGACCTCATCAAACCTCTTCTTGACATCACCTCTAACCAATCTAGGACTACCGCCCTTGGCAAAGCCTTCAATATCCTGAATAACGTGCTGAATCTCGTGATTCAATATGCTATTCATATATTTCAACTCATCAGCATGTATGGTTATGGTGTTGGTCTTTGAATTATATTCACCATTTGAAGGCATATCGTTCATAATGGCATCAGTATCAATACGCACATCTTTCAACTGAGGATAAGCCTTAAATAATTCAGGTGCATCAATCACATTAGATAGTTTGCCGCCATTCCAGAGCATATCATCCTCGTAACGCTTAACGATTTGTCCACCGCCTACATTCATTGTGTCCTTTATCTTGGCATCAGGCATTTCGTATCTCCACTTGCCGTCTGCACCACGCTCCCAGCCAGTAGCCATCTTGATTGCCTTGGCGTCCTTCTTCTCCTCTTCCATCTTGCGAGCCACGGAGAGGTTATCCATACGAGCAGTACGCTCATCTGCCTTGTCAGCAGCAGCCGCACCACGCTCACCAGCGAGAGAGAATCGGATATTTTCGCTACTATTGATAGCTTCATTAAAAGCACGACTGCGGTCACCTTCCTTATTCGGGTCATAGTTATACATCGGTAAGCCAGCATTCTCTATGCCCTTGCGTACATCTTCGCCCAAGTTATCAGGAACCACGGCAGCAGCAAACTCGTTGAGACGGAGAGGTCTGTTGTACTTAGTCTCAAAGTACGCACTCTTCAACTCTGTCTGTACTGCATTCTTCAAGGCATCCAGTTTCTTCATGAAGGTAGGAGTAAGGGTAATGCCATATTCTTTCTTGGCATACTTCTTAGGGTCAGACTGCAATACAATATCGTGAAGTCTCTGCTCTCCATAGAACACATCATTATACAAGAACTTGGCAAGTTCATAATAAACCTCATTCCATTTCTCGTAAAATTCTTCCTTATCCTTATTAGAAGACAACTTATCCTTGTTGGCACGCATTTCGTCTGTAGAATCAACACGACTAGCCAACTTTGCGATAAAGCTACCAAACGAGGTATATTCGCTTCCATTGGTCTGCCCATCTGCTTCTTCCCTCATAACCTTTGAAACATTTTCAAGAGTCTCAGGCACATACTTTCGGGAACCATCCCTAGTATAGCCACGGAAGATACGGTTCTTCGTTCCGAACTCATCCAGTTTATTCTCCTGCCATCTGATGTAATCATCATAAAGACCATTCTTGTTGACGTAATTACTAGCCTTCACCTTAGACAGATAGAAGTCATACTTCTTGGTGTCGTTATGCTCCTTCACCATCTGTTCAATAACCTTCTTTACATCGGATTTCTTTGGTGTACCATTCTTGTTAAGAAGACTTGGCGCATAGTCACGCTCAAAGATTTCCTTAGTCTGTTTTCTTACTTGTGGATTGATAGGGCTAGCCTTAACGCCAGTCTCCTTGTACATCTTTCTTCTTACCTCCAAAGAAACCTTTTCCCAAGTAGGATGGATGATGGCATGCTTAGCCAGACTTGTAACCTTTTCTTTCAGTTCAGGGTCATTCTGCATACTGCTCAGAATATCCTCGGCAGTAGGATGGTCACTGATAATCTCTTTCCAGCGATAATCAATTCTAGAATCATACTCCTTAATATCAATACCCTTTTCCTTCAAGTACATCAACTCCCAAGCAGGTGAATTATTGTCACTTAGGGCATCCTTTGCCTGTCTCTCAATCTCAGCCTTAGCTCCACTTGGGTAATCAAGGCTATCAACCCAGTCTTCAAACTTCCGATACCCCTTTTCACTCATTTCTCGCTCTACGGAAGGATAACGCTGAGTGTAGGCATCAGTTATCCAAGTACCGCCAGTATTGCCAGTACGCTTATCCAAAAGGGCAGAAGGAGCGATGAAGGAAATCTCTCCAAAGTTGTCGTGACCGCTCTTGCTTGTGTCAATAACGGCAAGGCTAGGATTGGCAAAGCCGCCAAGTTTCAAAGCCTTTCTCAGCTTCTCCTCAGTAATGTTATGCACTCCTGCAAGAGTTTTTTCATCCTTCAATGAAAACTTTTCGCCATTTTTCTTGGTAGTTTCAAAACCTTTTATTATCTTTGCAACCGTAATAGAGTTGTTGGAATTGCGGGGAGAGGTCATAGCTACGTCTCCACTTTGACCGTCCAGCAGCTCTATTTTTGTTGCTTCATAGCTATATAGCTTTGTTTTTTCGTGTGTTCTTACATTCTCTTTCAATGTAATCTTTACACCATAGACCTTATCGCCTATATTCACCGCACCATAACAACGATGTATCATAACATCAGGATTGACACCAAAATCCTCACTACGTTCATTTCCTACCTTGTTACGGTCAACATGCTGAATAGCATCTACACTCTCACGAAGTATAGAAGGCAAGACCTTCAAAACGCTCATGTGTACATCTTTGTTTGCACTCTTCTTAACTGCCTTTTCAGACAAATACTTACCAACAGCAGTATTACTGATATTAATCTCACCCTTGCCGCCAGTTTCTTCATCATTGTAAGTTCTAACAATATTCTTCTTAGCCCATTCTCTTGCCTCAGCATAGTTCTTAAAGCCATGTTCCTCATCAGCATCCACAATATTTACTGGAGTATTTGCTATCTCAGGAGTCAAGCCATCTTTCTTCAACGAGAACTTGGTATGACTGGTAATCTGGGCATTGTTCTCATCAAAGATAACATAGTTCATCTTGCCATATTTGTTGCCGCCAGTATTGCGCTGAGCGATAACCTTCACACCAACAAAGCCAGCCTTGGAGAGAGCCATTGATGTTTTCTTGGAAGCATATTTGCTATCTATAGCATAATATGCGTCTTTGCCAGTCAATGGGTTATTCTCTTTCTTGCGATTCTCCAACATTCCATCAGCCCACTCCTCATAATAAGCCCTATCAGACTCAGGTACAGCAGAGAGTAAAGCATTTTTCCACATACCAATCTGCTTGGCATTCAAAGGCTCATCCCATCCAAGATAGTTGTCACCAGTATCATCAGGAATGTCAACAGAGTAGAGGTTGCGTGGCTTCTCCATGGAATCCAACTTCTTCTGCAAAGCGGCAACCTTAGTTTTTACATCTTTAATATCACTTTCCTTAGTTTCTACGGTCTGCTTATATCTTTTAACCTGCCTGCTATAATACTCAACATCAGATTCATACATGTCAACACCAAATCCAGTGCCACTTTCCTTTGCCTTAGAAAGTTCTTCCTTAGCCTCATCAAGTCTTGATTTATACAAATCTACATAGGATTTTGCATCTTTCAACTCATCCTCCAATAAATCAAGACCTGACTTGGTATCTGCCAAATCCTGTGCGACAGTATCATAGTCCTCATTAATCTTGAAGTCAGAAGGATTCAAATCTTTCAAAACTTTCAACTCATCTTGAACTTGTTTGGCTTTCATCTTCGCAAATGGGGTGTCGCCAACGGATGCAAGTTTCTTCTCATCAGCATCTATCATCTTTGATATAGCCTCTTTTGCGGAAATATTAAACTTATCCATATCAAGGGCAACTTGATAGATAATTGTTGGAGTTTTATACGTCATAGGCTTACCTTGATACATCAGTCTTGAAGGCGCATTCTTTTTTGCATTCGCCTTAGCATAAGCCTTGGCAATACCTTCCACCTCGCTCACATAAGTTCCCCAGCCGTAAGCCTGAGCACCCTCGCCACTGCCCATAAAGGAATGGTCGAACTTGTCGAATGATGCTTGTGAACCATGATAGGTCTTGATTGAGAATTTAGGAGCATCAGCTATCTCCTGATTGATGCTTTTCACAACATCATCAGTAGCAATATCGCCCTCCTGAATCTGCTGAGGTTCACGACCAGCATTCTTCACAAGTTCCGCTTGCTCTGCTCTGGTCAAGATACGGTTCACCTTCATCGCACCAGTAATCACCCAAGGGTCAGTCTCAGGGTTCGGGTTGGTACGATACATATAATAGCCATCAGTAGGCAGATGTTTCAAGCCAGCGAGAGAGTGCTGATATTTGCCCGATGGATTGATACCCTCTTGGCGAGCTTCCTCCTGATAATCTACATCAGCAGCATACTCCACCTCAGCGAAGACGAAGTTCTTAGGGAAGAGAGTCTTGTTGCCCTCAGCATCCTTGCGGTTGAACTGGATAGCATAAGGCACTACACCAAGATGCCAGCCTGGTCTATAGGCTAGCTTACCGCTACCGCCTTGTGTTCCCTTGCCGCCCTGCTTAACCTGAGGTCTGCCAGTCTTGCTTTCTCCTGCAATAGGAGCCGCATCAGCATCGAGCCACACACCAACAGGAGTAGCAGCACCATTAGGGTTCGCTACCATTGGTGGATAGAGTTTGCCATCCTTCAATACGAACACCTTATAGCCGATACCCTTCTTCTTAGGTTCAGGCTTTTGACGGAGAGAGAAGGAAACATCTTCACCAGTCTCAGAGTTCGTTATCTCGCCCTTGGCAGTATCAACGTATGCCTTTTCAACGATACGCTCCAAAGCATCTACAGACTTGTAGAAGTCTCCATATAACAGACTCTTTATCTTCTGTATAGCATGAAGAATCGTTGCCAATACTGGATGATTTAGACGAAGAGAGAACTTTTGTGCCAAGTCAAAGTCATTAATAAACTTTCCTAAGTTATCAGCAACAACCTCCTCAACATAATCATCAATATTGTTATATCCAGAGATACCATAATAGTTTTGGTAAACCTTTACCAAGTCTTCCTCAAACTTCTTCCTTGTTGTTACCGCCATAGCAACCTTAACAAGTTCTTTGTATGCCTCAGGATTCTTCTGCTTGATGGCATGAGTCATTTCGTGACCAAAGACAAACTGGCTAGCCTTCTCTGTGTCCAGAGCAAGATACATGGTTCCATTCTCTATCCAACCATTTGACCTTGCGCCCATATAAAGGAACTGAACCTTCAATCCCATCTTCTTACACAACTCCTTAATAGCCTTGTGTACATGTTTAGGCATATCAATATCCAAGATGTCCTTATCATCCACCTTGTTGTCATTGATAAGTCTCTGTCTGTCTTCATTATCATTTATGTTATATGTTTCACCGCTCTTTCCTCCTTCAATTTCAAACGGAACCTTATCTTCGCTAAGTTGTAAGCCAAGCGGATTCTCTTCCGTTGCATCCTCAGGAACCTCAGGAGCATTTATATTCTCATTTGTCTGCTCATTTATCTTCTCATTCTCCTCATCATTATACTCATCAGAGTTCTCTTCCCCAGTCTTCTCCTCAGATTCAGGAGCCGTTTCTGTCTTTGGTTCTGATTCAGCCTTATTCTCCTCAGCGAATGTAGCGTTGTCAGCCGCCTTCTTCTGCTCTTCAAGGATATTCTCAGCCTGAGCGATACGAAGATTCTCTATGTAGTTTCTTGCTTCCGAAGCCTTAAAGCCGCTAGTGATTACGCTGAGCATGGCATTGCGAATATCCTGAGTGTCGAGTGAATCAAGGTTAGATGGACGATTCTCCCACAAGCTATGCACAAGGTTGTCAATAGTAGTACCCTTGCCATCAGCAGCGAGCAACTGAGTCTTGGCAAAGTCTTCTCTGCTCAATCCAGTTTCCTGCTTAACACCCTTGCTTGTCTCTGTACCCTCATAGTTGAGAGAGTGAGCACCGAGATTGCTAGCCACATACTCCTCAGCAGTAAGCGGAATCGTATCTGTCACGTCAATGCCAGTACCATCATACAGACGATGCAGCAGAGTTCCAACCGTCTCCTTATAGATTTGAGCCACCGCCTCAGCATCATCCTTCACCGCACTCTTCAAGCGAGCGAACTTTCTTCTTGCCTTCTCAATGAGTTCCTTTCTACCCTCAGCAGTATCTTCCACCTTGGCAAGTTGTCGCTCATTATAAGCATCACGGATAGCGATAGCAGAGTCATAAGCCGCCTGAGCATCAGCAATCGCCTTCTCCTTGGCATCCTTTGCAGCCTTCTGTTCAACGAAAGTCTTACCCTTCACGGTCATGTTGCTAGCCTTGTCGAGTGTCTTCTTTGCATCAGATACATATCCAGATACGATACTATCTGCATCTTCACCAAACTGGGAGTCATACAACTCAGCAGTCTGTGCTGCACTCAGCTTCGAGAAGTCAGGATTGCCATCCTCCAACATAGGCACAATGGTTCCATCTTCAAGGGTAATGGCAGGAGCAGCAGGAGTCTGTTCTGTTGCAGGAGTCTCAGCAGATTCAGGAGCAGCAGTCTCCTCAGCAGGAGCAGCAGTCTCGCCCTCTATTGTCGGAGTCTCCACCTCTATCTCACCTCTATTCTCTCCACTATTATCCTCTATCATTGAGGATTCAGGCATAGCTTGTTTGTATTCGTCAAGCGACATAGAAGAGATTGTAGCCACATCTTCTTTGTTCACAGCATGAGGAACAATAGTACCATCACTCTTCAACTCAACTACCTTAGCCTTGGCACCAGTATCACGGATGAGGAATAACTTAGAGTCAGGATATTTGGTGTTACCATCCTTGTCAAGCACATCAACGAGCACAACGTTGCCATCATCATTGAGAATCTGATTGAAGTCAAATGAAGGTTGAGTCTGTTCAGTCTCCTGAGTCTGCTGAGCAGCACGTTCCTTTTCCATCTGTTCACGCTCAGCTTTGGCTGCTTGCAGTCTCTGCTGGTCAGACTCATCCTTCATCTTCTGCAACTCTTCAAACGAGACTGGAATATTTACATTCTCACCATTGACAAGTTCAGTTGGAATGTTGCCATCAATAGTAATCATGGCAGTACCATCACCATTATCAGCCAGCACTTCATAAGTATGCTCTGTTCCATCTGCATCAACGGTCTTGAACTGAGTACCTACCTCAACAACACCATCAATGATACCAGTAGTTTCTTTGATAGCCTTCTCCTTGGCATCAGCCATAGCCTGACTTCTCACTTCATCAGCATTCTCCTCACTACCCAGTTCAGCAAACATCATGGCATCAGCATGCTCAACCGTATTAGTAGTTGGGTCATAATACAGAATCATATCATCGCTATTACTAATGTCAATAGAACCATCTTCATGGGTAGCAATATTACCATTGATGATATATACACCATAATCTTCCAAGCCGCCAGTAGCCTTGATGGTAGCATTTCGGATTGTATTACGAGACTTGTCTGTGTACATATCAACCGCCTGTGCTGCTCTTTGAACCTCCAAGTCTATCTGGTCTCTTGCGTTATCAATCACACCTTCATAGCGAGCAGTAGATAACTGGTAGTCATAAATAGCCCTATCAATATTATCATCACGACCAGAGAGTGCTTCAAGTTCCTCATCACTCATGGATGCCAACTGCTGCTCTGATATACCGAGAAGTTGGGCAAGAGACTTCTGCTTGTCTTCTTGGTCTAGCTGAATCTCATGTGTATCATAGCCGTAAGCATCACGACCCTGCTGGTATGCCTGATTCTTCTCCATATTCTTCACTGAGACACCTTCACCCTTGTCTTCAACTGCCTTCTTTGCAGCAAGCATGTTACCGATGTCATAGCCACGCATAATGAGCAAGTTCTGAATATACTCACGCACTGGCTGTCTGTTCTTACCAAGAGCAACATCACGATTGATTTTGTTTACCATTTCAGGCATATCCTCGTTTGTTGTAGCATCAATCTGATTACGGAGTTTTTCCCACTTCTCCTTACCGAGCAACTGGGACAAGTTCACATCAGCCTTGTCTAGCTTATGCTTATAGGAATAATACTGCTTGGCATTATAAGCATGGAAAGGAGCAACAGCACCCTTCATCAATCCGATAGACAAGAGCATACCGCCCCATATCTGTGACTGCTGCTTTTCATCCCACAAGTCTGAGATTTTGTTATCACCAGTAAAGACCGTATTGGCGATAATACCCAACTCTTCCTCCAAAGACTCACCTACAATACTATTCACTTCAACCTTACCAAGAGTTCTGTCAACACCAGCCTTCAAGTATCTTGCATTCTTTGACACCTTATTATTAAGCAAGAAGTCAATCACCTTGGAAACATTCTCCATGTTGTACTTGTTGATAATTTTCTTGCCACCTTTGGTAACGAAGTTCTTCAGGGCAGTACCAGCAGCATCAATGCCACCGCCAGCCAATTCAGTTGCAAACTCTATTGTCTGAGCCGCCTCACCCTTTACAAGGGCAGTAAGGAAGTCTTCACCGCCTTCATGCACAAGTTTACCATCAGTATCAAAAGTACCGAACTTGAAGTTTCCCTGCTCATCCTGATAGACCTGACCCGTATAGCGGTTAATCACATCGTTAGCAACATTTCCGAGACCAACCGTGTTGGCTTGGGCAGCACCTACGATTCCATACTGGATAGCCTTGCCGAAAGCCTTGGTAGTAAGACCAGTTACCTTGCCGATATAGTTTGCGATATGAGCACCAGCCATTCCAGTAGCTTTCTCCATAGTACCCAATGCCACTTTTGAAGCAGCACCCTGCACAGCCTTACCAATAGCGTTACTCATACCCTTGGAGAATCCAGCACTACCAATCTGCACCATAAAAGGAGCCATATTGGTAGTGATAACGCCCCCAGTGTACATCCATCCCTGATTATCACCATACTGACTCTGTGCATCGCTATTCTTTACAGCTTGCTGCATAAGCATATCACCAGCTTCCGTATGTACACCATTATCCAAATCCTGCTTGGTTGCAAGCAAGGAGCCAGCATTGATAAGGTCAGACGCACCGCCAGTCAGGAATCCAGTATCTTTGGCAGCATCATACATTCCTCTAAAAAAAGAATGATTGTCAAAGATTGCACCATTTCTTGAATCCTGCTCCAACTGCAAGAGTTCTCTTCTCTTACGATTGTAATCACCAGCAGCAAGAATTTGTCGGGCTTCTGTATTCTCCAAGATACCATTGTTGGTAGTAACACTATGAGGAGTACCAGCGATACCGCCACCCCTAGTCATATTGCCCCATACGCTACCGACCTCATCAGTAGAACCAATGAAGGACTTGAACATATCGCTAATCTTTGCTGCATCCTTGTCGGCATCAGCCATCTGGTCATGCAATTCATTCTCCCAGTTCTTCGATACCGCCTGAGCATACTCCCTATCAAGGTCTTCTACGGTCTTGGCAGGAGTAATGGCAAACTCCTCTCCAGTTGGCTTACCTTTCCTATTTACTACCTTTGCGGTTACTGGCTTACGGACATTGTTGGTTGCCCTTACAGCCTGACCAACCGCTCTATGAGTAAGTTCTGACGCTCTGCTCTTATTTGGGTCAACAGATTTAAACATTTGCTGACGATACTTATTGACTGTTGGAGTACCACCAAGTCTTAGCTTTCGTCTAAAATCCTCGTAAGTAGGACTATCTATAATGCCGTCTGCCTTGAGACCATCATAAATATCCTTTCTTATCTTATACCCCTTATTACCAGGAGTCAAGAATACTTTTCGGAACTTATCTCTATCACTAGCAGCACCTTTCGCCTGCATTATTTCAAATAACTTATCTACATTATCTGGCATAATATTACTCTTTAAAATCCGTACTTTTTGGCTAATTGCTTAGCTCGACTATTGTTACTAGTAGAACCGCCACCCTTCTGTGCTCTATATGCCTCTACTATTGTCTGTGCATTTTGAGGAACACCAGCACGTTTCAAACTCTTAGTAACCGCTCTTACTCCATTAGGGTCATTAGTAGTTAAACCAGCGAGAGTTTTATTATAGTTTTCTTTAGAAGAACCACCTTTATTTTTCCCTGCCTTTTGTGCTCTAGTCATATTAGCGTTGGCATTCTTCTTACTAGTACTTTCCTGCTCTTTATGATGTCGAACAGTTTCTTTGTTCGCAGACTCCTGATTACTTAATTTACCCTTATTGTATTCATCTTGCCGTGCTATCCTCATTTGGTCTAACATGACTTTTGCTCTATTGACTCTATCCATATTATCGTGATACCTCATCTGCTCAGCGAGAGTCAGGTTATTCTTGCGAGCTTCCTCATCTAGAGCGAGTGCCCTCTGATACCCAGCCATCCACGATGCCCGATTCTTCTCTCTCTGAGCATCCATATATGCCTTGCGTTTATTCACCGCCTTAGTCATATCCGACTCAGGATTGTGTACCACCTTGGCTCCCTTGGTAGCGAAGTAGATATTGGATAGCGCACGGAGACCATCACCCAGAGCAGCGATACGAGCCTTGGTACGCTCCTTCTTCTCTCTGTTCGCCCTCTGTTCAGCCGTCTCATTCAGTTCAGGATTCAGTATCTTATACATGTCAGCATAAGACAACTGCTTAGGCAGAGGTTTCGGTTCCTCCTTCTTCACGATGGGTACGGATGGTTTATCCTCCTCATCATTAGGAGCACTCTGATTTACATCTACCCCATTGGCGATGGCTTGTTGAGTAGCGATAGTTTTCTCTCTAGCCGCCTTCATTGTAGGTGTTTCATTCTGAGGAGTGGCAGCATTCATCTGGTCAACCTTCTTACCAGCCGCATCAAGTTGCTGCTGGGTGAAGACTGGAGCCTGAGTCTGAGCCACCTTCTGTGCGGCATCCACCCCACTCTGCTGCTTGTTGAGAACACTCTGTGTAGTCTTCAAGCCATTATTGTATCGTAACATATCTGATGCTTTCATAGGCTATGCTTTAATCTTTTGGAGTTTAGCACCAAGACTATTCAGTTCACCCTCGGACGGAAGTGAAGTAGTCTTCGCCTTCAAGCCAAGAACATCATTCGGATTCTTGGCGATACCATTTAACTGCTCCTGAGTCACATTCATATTCGGAGCCTTCTTTACTCCACCAGCACCACTATCAATCGTTGCAGCGATGTTGGAAGCAGTACCAGCCACACCTGCAACCGCATTGGCAGTATCAGCAGCCTTCTCAGCTTCAATACCCATCTGTTGGTTCTGCAACTGATTTTTTCGTTCTCTATACTGCTGCTCGATGCTATCCTTTCGGGCATCATTTGCAGCCACAATCTGTGAGGTCGTGTCCGCAAGAGTCTTGTTGTTTGCCTCCTTCACCGCAGTAGTGGAATCCTCAGTACCACCCATCACCGCTTGTCTGCCCTTAGCTGCCTTGTTTCTGTTCTTAATCTGCTCCTGCATCTGTGTGAGCAAGCGCACGGTATCAGCACGCTTGGTCGGGTCGGCATTGTATGTTCTGTCATACCACGCCTGATTTTCTCTCTGTTGCTTGGCAATCATCTGTTCCTGCTTACGTCTCGCCTTGCGGTTAGCTACACCACCAGCGATACTACTTGCAAGTCCAAGACCTGCCCCAATTAATGCTCCTAACATATATATGTATTTTAATTATTAATAATGTGGCAAAGTTAATAATACTAGCCGAAAATCATATTTTATCCGTTAATACTCGTGCTGCTGATTCTATTATTAACGGATAAAACTCGCATATAAATAATAATTAGTACCTTTGCAGCATTAATAGACAAAGAAAATATGGCAACAGAAAGAAATTCTAGAGGTCAGTTCGAGAAAGGACGAGCAAAGACTGGAGGTAAACAGAAGGGATATGAATCTCCTATCAAGAAGGAGTTTCGTGAACTCTGTGCCGATTTTTCTAGAGAGGCTTGGGATGACTTCATGGAAGCTTGGTATAAGTGTAAACCTAAGGATAAGGTATCAACCTTTATCAAGATACTGGAGTTTAATTGTCCTAAGCTACAGACCGTCACTCTTGACGATAAGCGTGAGGTTCACAATGCCCTCACCGAGAAGTTAAGACAGATGTCAGAAGAAGAAGGTTGAATTGTTCATGAAATCATAAAAAAGACGATTTTTTTCATAGGTTTTAAGTTTATAGGTTTTAAGATTGTTAGGATAATAAAATAGGGAATGCGTGAGCACTCCCTATTCTTTTATTCACTATCAGCGACCGCCTCTAGCCCTTCTATCCCCAGCCATATCAGTCTTGGAACCACGATTCACCGATGATGGCTTGTACCTGATTCCTGATTTCGTGTGGCTGGCATCCATACCATTGCGTGAAGCTGCCCCATACTTCTTGTCGTGAACAGCGTTGTGTCTGGCGAGTTCCCTACGCTTAGCCTTCTGAGAAGGAGAAGACTCAAAGCGAGTATCATAACGCTTTTTCCGCTCCCTAGCTGCTGGGTGAGTCTGATAATATCTAGCTGATTCTGATACCATAATTACTCTTTGTCTTCCTTCAACGCATCATCAAGATACTTGTCAAGAGCCTTAATGCACTTATCAGGAATCTTATTAGCATCCTTGTTTTCTTTGAGATAATCAATAGTGCCACCTACTCCATAAATGATAAGCAGACTCTTTGTGGAAGGGATGAATACACAAATAGTTGCACCAAAAACCAAAGCATATATAGAACACTTAACCTTTCTTTTTATCATTTTAAAAGGTTCTTCATAATCAGAACCGAACGTAATCGTCCAGATACCAAAACCAAGTAACACTAAAATAGATAAAAAAACGACAACTTCACCACAAGCATGTAAGTTGCCCAAAACACCTAACCAATATAATTCACTCATAATCTTAAATTTTAATTAATATATCTATCTCCAATAAAGTTCACGATGCTCCTTCTTCAACAAATCCCCAGTTCTACACCACCAGTCATACGGACTCGCTTTAAGGTACTCCTCAAACTCAGGGCAGTACTCTTCATGAGTAATGTGAGGATAGGAATTAGGCTTGAACTGATGCACACACAGCAAGCCACCATGATTGCCGCCATAAGCACTTGTCGGCATAACATCTTTCGTTTGATGCCATACCTTATTGAGGTCAATGAGGTCAACCCCATCCAGTTCCTTCAGGGCATTATCAATCTTACCCATCACACGATTCAGGACTTCTGCCCTATCCGTGCCGCCCTTCGCAATTAACCACTTGGCATCACTCAGGGCACTTCTAATCAGCATATCCAGTTCCATAAGCCAAAATTTTACTAGTTCAACAATATATACTATCCATTCTTTACCCATCCCCTTATGGAGAGGGCAGCAGCAAGGAAAATCTTTATTTAATTATCAACTACTATAAGCAGTAGATTATTCCCTACCAAAGCCTACATAGAACAAAGTTACCCACTTTGTTTGATTCATCTATGTAGGGGTAGTGCCTTTCGGCAGATGGGCACCTGTTGTCAATGGATGGGACAGAGCAGGGTTTACCTACATGGATATATTCTACTAGACTGAGCAGTTTTATATATCGGTCGATAACTCCGAAGAGGACTGCACGGATTTAACCTCGTATGTCTTGTCAAAAACTCTGGGATAAAAAAGAGGAATCCCAAGGTCATGTTGCGCTAACCAAGGGATTCCATATCTCGTAGGCTTAAAGCCTGAAAGGAGGACAAATCTGTATGTGTCAATCGCAACTTTGACAATGCAAAGATAGAAGCTTTTTCTGAAACCACCAAATGCTAAAAAGAGTTAAATGTAAATGAAATTGGATTTTTAGGGAAATAGATATACATTAGATATACGAAATGGCACAATGTTAATCTAAGTTAAAGTCTTTTCAAAAACTAATTGTGAATAAGATTTAATTCGTATCTTTGTTGTGGGCAAGTTAGTTACTTTGCAAAGATTAACACTTCATTGTTGCTATTTTGTTACTCATCTAAAATAAAGAAACTCATAACCATCTATAAATCAAACATTTAACTAGTAAAATAAATCATATTGGAATAATAAAGATAGTAAATAGCCTACTTCAAGCCATCTGTTACCTAATGTATATCAAATGTATATCTAAACTTTTAGTTATCAACACTTTACCTTTACGGAAAATTAATTTTCCGAAAGATAGATATACATTACCTATACATCAGATACGTGTTAGTTTTGTTACTATTTTGTTACCCAAAACTTGCGAGTAACAAAAAAAATGCTTATCTTTGCAGCAGATTTATAAAAGAAAGGCTTATGGGAAGGAAGAAAACAATCGAAAAAGAACCTGTCACTATCAGATTCAAGGAACTTGCCAACGGAAACAAGAGTGTCTATCTGGACATCTACAAGGATGGCAAGAGAACCTATGAGTTCCTGAAACTCTACATCGTACCAGATGTGGGTAGAGGTAAGGCAGAGGCAAGAAGAAAGAATGCTGAAACTATGGCTACCGCCAACGTTATCAAGGCTCAGAGAGTACTGGACATCAAAAACAGCATTTCGGGTATCATATCAGTCAAGAGCAAGATGAAGCTCATGGATTGGATAGACAACTTCAAGACTTATAAGATGAAGACATCGCAGTCTCCAAGCCGCATCGCAGCACAGATAGAATGCACCCGAAAGCAACTCATCGCCTACAAGGGAGATAACATCAAGCTATCCAGCATTGACAAGAAGTATTGTGTGGGATTCATTGAGTTCCTGAACAACACCAAGAAGAGTAATGGAGAGCCGCTTTCAAGCTACACCAAGATTATGTACTGCAACCACCTCAATGAAATGCTCAGCAGAGCCGTGAAAGGTGGGATGATATACAAGAATCCATTCAGCGAGGTGGATAAGCGTGAGAAGCCAAAGAAACCTGAAACTAGCAGGGTTTTCTTGGATATTGAGGAGGTGAAGAAGCTGGCAGAAACAGAATGCAAGGTTCCAATTATCAAGCAGGCATTTATGTTCTCCTGCTTTTGCGGTTTGCGTATCTCAGACATCAGGAGACTGAAATGGTCAGACATCAGGGAAGTGACCAACGAGGATGGAACCAAGTCATGGCATCTGTCTATCATACAGAAGAAGACCAACAAGATGGTTTCCTACAATCTGTCAGGCAAGGCTATAGAATGGTTGCCTGAGCAGGACGGAAACGAGTTCATCTTCAATGGTATGGGATGCGAACAGACGGTTCTCACTCACATCAAGGTATGGGCAGCCAATGCAGGAATCAAGAAGGACATCACCTTCCATACTGCAAGGCATACATTTGGAACCATGATGCTTACACTGGGTGCAGACATCTACACTACCAGTAAGTTGATGGGGCATACAAGAATCGCCACCACCGAGATTTATGCCAAGATTATAGATAAGAAGAAGAATGATGCAATGGGACTCATTGACAAGTTCTTCGACAAGGAATAAAAAATCTCTGTAAGGCAGTCAGCCTTGCAGAGATTTTTATTTTTCTAGTTGGGAAAATTATTTTTCTCCATTGTAATTCTTTAATATTTCGTCAGCTTCATACTCGGACTTTGATTTTGCTGCTTTCAATTTTTGCTCCAGTTCTTGTTGCTTACGTTGTAAAGCTAATATCTTATCCTTATATGGCTTGACTCTCATCATATACTTCCAAGCCGATTCCCCCTCGTTTCGTTTGATACCAGTTATTTTCTCCCATTTCTGTGCAAATTCCTCGTTAGTTTCTTTCGCAATCTCGGAAAGCCCAGGCGCAATTTTCTTATGCAGATTAACAAATTTCCAATAATCGTCAGACAACATTTTGCGTATCCTTTGGTCTTCAACTCTTGATGCAAATTGACTAGAATCCTCATCATCTTTCTTCTTTGGAAAAGGAAAGCTATACACTTTTTCTTTAAGAATTGGTATTGCTTTTTGTGAACTTTCCTTTTTCAGCAACATTCTATTTTGGAAATAGCTATCCTTAAAGGAAACATGACCTCCATTCTCAACAACATCTTGAAAATACAAATCGGAACCATCCAAAATTCCATCAGGATAATATTGTGGCTTCGTTATACCATCCTCAATAAAATATAGCGTTGAAAAACTTTTCTTGTCACTTTTTCTAATGCCAACCCTATAAATTGGTTTCTCTCCGAACAAAGAGCACCAACACTTAGAAACAACAATATAACCAGAGATTCTTTCTCTGCCTATATACATACCATTAATATATTTATTGAAACAAGCATCGTAAATACTTGAAATTCGTATAGGATTTGATACATCAAAACCAAAGTGACCAACTGCATTAGCGCATCTACCAAAATCCTGCTTGTTCGGTTCTGGTATTGTGCGAGGTTCACTATTCCTCATATTTCCTAGTATTTCCTTTGCTCTTTTTTCACTTAGCTCACGATTCACGCTTATTATTCTCTGTACAAATATTATAGCAATAATAGCCAAAAGCAACATTATACCAATAAATACTTCCATTATATTACCCCCATTCTTTTATGAACCAACACTAAGTCATTTCCTTTCATTACCACCAATATCCAGTTCAGCATTGTACCCAAGATAATAGAAAGTACTATTAACAGAAGAATTAATAAAAACACATTCATACATTATACCATTTACGAGATTTTATCTCTTTCATTTTATCACGATATTCATTCACTCTTTTCATGTAGTCTTCCCTGCTTTCACCGAAGTCCTGCATCGGTCTTTCAGGTGTTTTTATGTTTGCTATAACATCTTCTTTAATTGACTCAAAAGCAATATATGAACCAATAGGATTTACCAGCAACTTAATAGTCTCTAATATAGTTGCTCGCCCTAAAGTGAAATCTTGGTAAATTCCCAATATCACACCTATCACAAGAACAATCATCAATAGTAATGCCGTGACACCCTTATATCTTGGAGCAACGTAAGCACCACAATAGACAAATCCATATCCAGCAAATCCATTCGCCAATATCGAAACTATAGCACCGACTATATTAATCGTTTCTCCATTAATAGTTACTCCCCATCCAAAGTTCAAATAACCAGTTAACATAGAAAACAAGTAACATACATACATTCCTACTATAGAAGCAGGAATAACACCAATCCATCTTAATACTTTCATTTTTCTACCACATTTTAATTACCCTACATTTGCTTGTCTCATGCCACCGCCTAAGATAGATAGTAGCTGGTCGTAGCGCTTCTCCAACTCCTCGTACTTCGCCTTCCAGACGGAATCATCCTGATGATACTCCTGCTCAGGCATATCATGCTTAGGTTCTTCGGCAACCATATAAGAAGAATCATCCGCATCTTGATTACTATACATAGTACCAACACCACGCATCAACCACTCAGCAGACACATCAGGAAAGGCATCCAGTATCTTCGCTACGATATTGGCTGCTAAAGTTCTATCACCTCTTAACTGAGGATTCAGGGTAGCTTGCGCTACATTAATCTGTTTAGAGAGGGCGTTAACGGAAATAGATTTATCCTCTAAAACCAACTTAACTCTCTGATAAATAGTTACTTCCATACATTTTACATTTATAAATACTAACTAATTAATCTTAAAGGACTAATCTTTTTCGAGAAAATGTTTGGTAGTTTACTCGGAAAAGAGTACCTTTGCAACCGTAAACAAGTAAGTTGCTATATATTAAAAGCAAAATTACAACAAAAAATTAAGATATGCAAGTAAAAAAGATAAAAATTATCAAAGTTTCACCTGAAGGACGAAAAAAACTTGTTGAGCGGTATGGTTGCAGAAAGCAAACAATCTACAACGCTCTAGGTTTTAGAAGTCAGAGCAGTCAAGCCGAAAGCATCAGGCAGGATGCCTTGAATGAGTTCGGAGGTATAGAAGACGATAAGATAGTGTTCTACTAATAATAAAGAAGGAGGTTATATGACTGGAATCGTTTACCGAGGTAAAAGCAACCAACCTCTAACAAATAGCAAACTGGTTGCTGAGGTATTTGAAAAGCCTCATGATAATGTCCTCAAAGCAATAAGAAAGATACTTCAAGGGGGTATCGTTAAAAATGACGAGACCCCGATGTTTGAGGAAACGACCTACATCAATGAGCAGAACAAACAGAGTTACCCAATGTTCATCATGAACCAAGACGGTTTCACTCTGCTGGCGATGGGATTTAATGGCAAGAAGGCGATGGAGTTCAAACTGAAATACATAGAAGCCTTCAACGCTATGAAGAGACAGATTGAGCAAACTAAGCCATCCGTCCCTCAGAACTATCTCGAAGCCCTCAAATCTCTTGTCAAGTCTGAGGAGGAGAAACAGCAGCTAGCTTTGGAGAACAAGCAGCAGCAAGCAACCATACTCACTATCAGCAAGACGAACGTGGAACTGGGAAACAAGATTACCGAAATGCTGCCGAAGGTCAGCTACTACGATAAAATCTTGCAGAGTAACGCCACCATGACCGTCACCCAGATAGCACAAGACTACGGAATGAGTGCCATGAAACTGAATAAAGAACTGGAATCAATGAAGATTCAGCATAAGGTTCGAGGTCAGTGGATATTGTACGGAAAGTTCCTCACTGGTGGTTACGTTCACAGCAGAGCGGTAGATATACTAAGAAGTGATGGTCGGCACGATGTGAAGTACAACACCGAGTGGACAACGAAAGGAAGAATCTTCCTATATGAATCACTCAAAGCGAAGGGCATTCTCCCCTTAATAGAGCAGGAGAACACTCCCAGCGATAAGGGCACTGGTGGAACAGAGCCATCCAAAGCAGCTGGTGCCAGTCAACAAACCCTCAAATTCGACTGATATGATAGACCCAGAGATTAAGGAGCAGCTAGACCGCATCGAGCAGTATTCGCTGATAGCTGCAAAGAATGTGCTCAACATTAAGGAAGCTGCAATCATACTAGGCATGACGGTTCGAGGAGTGAGGGAGAACGTCAGAAAGCACATACTCCCCTGCTACAAGCCAAACATCAACCTGCTCTACTTCAAGAAGAGCGAGTTGGAAGACTGGATGATGCAGAACCGCAGCAAGAGCATGGCAGAGATAGAATCAGAGGCAGCAGCCTATTGTGTAACCCATTAAACAGATAAGATTATGTTCGCAGATATTATGTTCGTGGCAGCAGTTGTCACATTCGTTATTACCGCATTGGAAATCCGCTCCTACTTCAAGGAAGTGAGCGAGTAGAATCATCGGATATATGGAGATTGAACCTCAATATGAAATGTTGAATTTAAATCATTAATAATCAATTAATTAAGTTATGTCGTCTTCCATGTTTTTATAGGACGAAAGTCCGTTCGGTGCAGCAGAGGTTTTTTGGAGTTTGCTACTCCCAGTCTCCACAAGTGATAAAAGTAGTCATTTTTTTACTCATGTTTTTAAGTTAGTTAAATTGTTGATTAGCCAGCGCAAGTAACTCAGTTGGTAGAGTATGAAGGTTCATCCCCTTCGAGGTCGTGGGTTCGAGTCCCACCTTGCGCCCCATATAGCCCGATTCCAAGGCTTTATATCGGATAGGATAAACCTTCCTAGAGAGGTACACGTACCCAAAAGGAGCATTATTAACCACAGATAATGCTTAGACGTGGAAGTGGCAAGCTAATACATACACCCACTGGGTGGAATTTGGAACGCTTGGAGTTCACTTGTGAAGATGCAGACCTCATGCCGTGACCCTTAAAGATAAGGTAGCAGAAAGGTAGAAGCGCACAACTACAAATCGGTTCTAATGCAGCCAGCACGAATACTTTATTTTGTTCCAGTTTAGTAAATAGGTTAATGGTTCGTAAAATTTAGATATATCAAAATATGTGCGATTACTAGTGCTGGGAGTCCTAAGCCTCCACAAATGCAGAAGGGAACCAAGGAGCGATTCAGCATCCGGCAAGATTGTATAGATGTCGCTCCACGGAGGTGGCAGTTTTAATCATATTCATTTTACTGCCCCTCCTTTTTTAAGGAAATTGCAAATATTGACATATTGAAATTTACCATACAAATTACATTTGCGATGCGGTAGCGACCGCTCAGGTTATATTAAAATAATGAACACTCGCCCCCACCATTCGTGAGAACCGTGGGGTTTATTTTGAACATCAAAACAACAAGATATGAGATACAAGGCAAATAGTTGTCACGATTGCATCTTCTCGACCATGTGTGACAACCCGAAGAAGAACCTGAATGGTGGCTACCGATGCAGCCACTATGAATGGAAGTATCAATAACAACTTAATACATAAAGATATGGGTAATTTAGATTATTACAACAGACTCAAAGTCGTACCTCAACAGGCACTCCGACAAATTCAGTCAGGAAGACTTAGAGGAAAACACGACATCAACCCAATGTGGCGCATCAAGGCAATGACAGAGCAGTTTGGTGTGTGCGGAATCGGTTGGAAGTACGTAATCACCAAGCAGTGGACAGAGACTTTCGGAAGCGAAGTAAAAGCCTATTGCAACATCGACCTCTTTATCAAGGTGAACGGAGAATGGTCAGATGCCATCCAAGGAACAGGAGGTTCGTCAGAAGTATCAATGGAAAGCAAGGGTGCATACGTATCTGATGAATGCTACAAGATGGCACTCACAGATGCCTTGTCGGTTGCAATGAAGGCACTTGGTGTAGCAGCAGACGTTTATTTCGAGGCAGGAAAAGACATCATAGATATTGATAGCAAGTATGGTGCTCAGGATAGTAGAGCAGCGCAGCAGCAGACACAGACTCAGCATCCAACTGCTCAGGTAACACAAGCAGCCCAGCAGCCAGCAACACCCCAGTATCACACCAATGACTTGAACGAAGGATTGGCATACCTTAGTAGATGTGTCAACAAGGATAATCTGGTATGGGTTGTTCAGACATACAAGCCGCTCACCGCCAGCCCTCAGTTTATGCAAGCAGTATCAGCTAAGAAGAAAGAATTAGGATTACAATAATATGACAGCAGAAACAAAGAAAATCACTTTGAATGTGCCAAGAGTCAAATTCATAGAAGAGACACACCAGTACTTCATCGGCAAGAAGGAACTGAAAGGAGTAACTGGAACGCTCATCAAAAAAGCATTCCCCGACACCTACAAGAACATTCCTGAATCGGTATTGATGAAGGCAGCAGAGCGAGGAGGACTTATCCACAATACGTTTGAAACCTTCTGTTCCATCTTTGATGCAGACCTCAAACAATACCCGAACCCTACGGAAGAGCTTCTTGCCTTCCATAGTATGTTAGTCGCATACGATTTACACTATGTGGCATCCGAGTATCTAGTTACAGATGGCGAGAACTTCGCATCTGCCATTGATGGAATCTTTGCTGACAAGGAAGGAAACATCTATCTGGTAGATTACAAGACCACCGCCACCCTTCATTACGACAATGTATCGCTCCAGTTATCCATTTATGCCAAATGGTTCGAGGAACAGAATCCAGACTTGAAGGTTAAGGAGATTGTTTGCATGTGGTTCAAGAACGGACAGAGCAAGTTCCAGCCACTCCCAAGGGTATCAGATGAGCAGATAGACGAATTAATCAACGCTTATCTCACCGATGATGCAGAGTACCAATATAAGGTGGAGGTTCCTGAGCAGTTCTCGGCACTGGAGCAGAAGTACAGATTGATAACCGCTCGTATGGATGCCCTGAAGATTAAGCAGGATGATTTGAAGGAGCAGATGATGAAGATGATGGAAGCCAACAAGCAGAAATCCATCAAGACCAACATCGGTTCTTACTCTTATGTGGCAGCTACCACAAAGAAGACCTTCGACACGAAGCTGTTCAAGGACACGGAGCCAGAGCACTATGAGCACTATCTAAAGGAAACGACCACAAAGCCGTCAATAAGAATCAAACTTAATTAAGTATAGATATGAACGTAAAGTTTACAGGCAAGATTATTGCAGCAGGGCAAGTTCAAATGGGAACTTCCCAAAACGGAACCCAATGGAGTTCCCAAGAGTTTGTTATCGAAGAGTTGAATCAGCAGTACCCTTCAAGAGCCGTTATCCAAGTTTACGGTTCAGACAAGATTCAGCAGTTCGGCATCCAAGTAGGCGAAATCATCACCGCCAATATCGGATTGAAGGCACATCAGTCTAGAGACGGACGTTGGTTCAACCAGTTGGATTGCTGGAAGGTGGAACGACCAAATGCCCAGCAGCAGGGACAGATGATGCAGAGTCAGATAGGTCAGGTTCCTCAGCAGCAAGCAGCCAACTATCCACCGCAGCCAGCACCTATCCAGCAGCAGATGCAGACTTTTCCCCATCAGGTTAACGCAAGCGGTCAACCTATTCAGCAGAACGCTCAGTATGCAGGTGGTCAGCAGCAGCTTCCATTCCCTGCCCCAAACCAATAATATAAGGTATGGAAATCCATCTAGTAAGAACCTCCACTGGTCTTCGCCCCTACACGGATGATGATTACGAGGAAATGAAAAAGATAACGGTTGGTTCCATCGTCAAGGCGAATATCGTCCGACCACGCAACGTAAAGTTCCATCGCAAGTTCTTCGCCCTTATCAGAGCAGCATGGGATAGTCTCACAGAGCAGCAGCGCATCAACCTACGCTCTATAGACACCTTCCGAGAAGAACTTCTGATAACGTCAGGATTCAGCGAACCACTCTATGACCTCAACGGACAGAAGTTTTTAGAGAGAGCCAAGTCTATCTCATTCGCAAATATGGATGAGCCAGCCTTCAATGAAGTATATAGTAGATGTCTTGATACCATCCTAACCATTCTCATGGCTAATGGTATTACAGAAGACGAGTTTAATAACATTTTACAAAATTATAGTTAGTATGACACGTAGAAACGACAAGCGCAACAACAGACGTAATCGTCAGCGCAACAACAACCCAGAGTTACCAGAGTTTGCATCAATGCTTTTCGGAGCACTACTTGGTAAAGGAGTAGATATGATTGCAAAGAAGATGGCAGAGAATGCCGAGGAAGAGACTCCTGATATTCATGCAGAAGGCATCAGCAATCAGGACGTAATCAACATCAATAACGGAAAGGCGAGTCTCACCAAATGCACCATCCCAACGGATGGTACAGCCGTAGAACTTCCTATTCCCGACAACCTTCAAGTCTTCATCGGCGAGGATGGCAAGCCGATGATTCGCAAGAAGATTGAAGGAGACGAGAAGCATACTAATGGTGCTGAGGAAGTCAAGCCTATCACTTATGATGATATTTGCAAGGAACTCTTCTTGGAAGAAAAGATATTCTTTTCTGTTAATAAACGTATTGGTTCAGTAAAAGGAGACAATGAGAACTATAATGATTTTGATAACTGCACATCTGTGACACAGGCAAAACGCATGAATGCTTTCAACAAGTTGCAGAACATCGCCAAGTATCTCAACAAAGGCTGGAAGCCGAAATTTGATGATAAAAAGCTTAACTGGAGCATAGTTAAAGATAGTAATGGCTATGGTTCACAATACAATATATTAACAAACGACGGAAGCGTTTACTTCAAGAACGCAGACCTTGCTGACGAAGCCATCCGCTTAATGGGTGAAGAATCTCTCAACGACCTTTTCTCAACTGATTGGTAATGGCAAACTACGCAGAAATCAAGGCAAAGCTACAGCAGGAAGGCAAGAAGATACGCAAGCGTTCATCCTACGATGAGCACAACTTGCAAGCCGCAGAGGTCAGGTATATCCGTGGGGTATATCCTGACCTTGAAGGTGTCTTCTTTGCCGTTCCTAACGGTGGCAAGCGAACTTCTCAACAAGCCGCATGGCTCAAAGAAGAAGGTATGAAGGCAGGAGTATCTGATATGCTGCTCCTGAAGCGCACCTCCCAGTACGGTTTCCTCTGCATCGAAAACAAGACACCCAAAGGTAGGCAGGAACCCGAACAGAAGGTATTCCAGTATGAAGTAGAACGACATGGTGGCAAGTACATAATTGTCCGTTCTTTAGATGAATTTATGAAAGCAATCGACAATTATTTAAATGGTGAACTATGAATAGCTATAATATTTTTTCATACGAAGAACTTGTAAATTGGACGAAAGAATTATTTAAAAGAGAAATTGGAGTAGATGAAGTAATCAAATGTATCATTTCATTCCTTGAATCCAAGGGCTATAAGGTAACTCCACCGCCAAAGGAAGTCAAAGACGAATACACCTTTGAGCGAGCATGGAACCTATACGAAAAGAAGGTTGGCTGCAAGGCTAAACTGGAAAAGAAGTGGAACTCTATGAGCAAGAAAGACCGAAAGGCAGCTATCGAGTACATTCCTCTCTATGTAATCTCCCAACCCGACAAGCAGTATCGCAAGAATTTCCAAACCTTCCTTAACCAGCGAGGATGGGAAGACGAACTTATCGGAGCAACACCACCGCCAGCAGCCATAAATGAAAAGCCTTCTGAAATGAGTCAGCTCATCGCTAGAACAAAAGCCGAATTGCAGAATCTTACAGAAGAAGCACAGGACAATAAACTTCGCAAGCGAATATGCGGAATGATTGAAGTCCTAAAGAACGACCCACAAAGTTCATGCAGAATCCCATTGGAGATATATCGTGACAACGGAACAATGGAACGCTTGGGCATCCAGTGGAATCCATAACATCTACGAAACCATTTACCACAATGATACAAATCAGTAAGTACAACAAGCAGCATCCCCTCAGAGTCTTTGAAGCATTCGCTGGGTATGGCAGCCAGAGCCTAGCCTTCAAATACCTCAAAGATAAGCATCCTGAGTTCGACTTCAAGGTTGTTGGCTTTTCCGAGATAGAACCTTCTGCCATCCAAGCCTACAGACTTCTTCATGGAAGGGAAATCCCGAACTACGGCAACATCGCCCTTCTTGATTGGAATGAGGTTCCCGACTTCGATTTTATCAGTTGGTCTTCTCCTTGCCAAGACTTTTCAAACGCAGGACTTCGCAAGGGAGCAGAGGAAGGTAGCGGCACACGTTCTTCTCTTATTTTCCAAGAAAGGAGAATGTTAGAAGCCAAGCATCCTAAATATGTGATGCTCGAAAACGTGAAAGGTCTTCTCTCAAAGTCAATGAGAAAGTACTTCTTCCAGTATATCAGAGACCTCGACTCCTTCGGCTATACTTCCTTCTACAAGGTACTGAATGCAAAAGATTACGGAATCCCTCAGAATCGTGAGCGCATCTTTGTTATCTCCATACTACGCACAGAAGACGAGCCGAACCCAGAGTATCACTTCCCTTCGCCTATCAAGTTAGAAACTACGGTTGAGGACATTTTGGAAGACGATGTATCTCCCGAATATTTCATGTCTCAGCCACTCCTAGAAAAGTATCTCTGTAAAGCAGACATCAATGAATCAATCGAAAAACTCTACCCCGAAGATTTCAATACAGAAAACTGCTGATGGCTGCTCTGTTGCTGTCACCTCTAGTTTTTCTATGACCAGCGTAATGAATATGCTAGACACTGGTCATTATCCAAAGGGTGGAGTCTTAATCATCAAGAAATTATAATGTGCGACAAAATTATAAAGCTAGCAAACCTCCAAACCAAAGGCAGAATAGAGCAGCAGACCAGAGTCTATTCCACCAAGGGAATCTCACCTACTCTCAATTCAGCCATGGGTCACGGAGGTAACTGCATCCCACTATTTTTAATCGTAAAGGAGATATGATAACAGGAGGAAAGAGAATGAAATCCCTGCTTCTATCGGGGAAGGTGAAACCTGATATGGGGGGCAAGTCTTAGACTTATATAATCAGCAAGTATATCAAGGAATCGCCCCTACCATGCTTACCACAATAGATTCATCATCAATGACATTCGTAACAATCATGAGTAAAGAAATCATTCACACCGCTCCCAACGGAAAGCGATACTTCATCCAAATCAGGAAGTACACTCCTAGAGATTGTTTCCGACTGATGGGAGTACATGAAGCTGACATAGACAAACTCCTAAGCAAGGAGAAGACTGGTCAACTCATTATCAGCAAGAGCAAACTCTATGCCCTAGCAGGAAATTCAATAGTAACCAACTGCCTGACCGCCATGTTCGAGGAACTGATATTCCCTTCTGGGAATCACTACCATGACAAGACTGGTCAGCTATCCCTCTTCTAACATGAACATATTCGGCTATATCAAGGTAGGCAAGCGAGTAAGCAAAGCCCACCGCCTTCTCTTTGAAGGCAAGACCCTTATCATGTGGTACAAAGAGAAACCTATCATCGGAACCATGATAGATGGAAAATGGTGCTGCATGGACATAAACGGAAATAAGGAAATTCTTATGTATCAGTCTTTAGTCACCCAAGTTTCATTCTTACCTTCACCTCATGAAGACAGAGAAAGAAAAAATCCTAGCCATCATCGCTGAGATTCAGGCAGAGCGTGAAGCTGCACACATCGTGCCACCTCACGTACTCACAGCCGAAATTATCAACAGAGGATGCCATCAGCCTTATCAAGCCATCAATGAATTATGCGCAGAAGGCAAGGTAAACTGGTGCAGAACCCTCAACGATATGGCATTCACTATCAGAAAACAATAAATTCAAAAACAATATGGAAACAACACCATTAACACAACAACTGCTAAAGCAGTTTATGACCAAGGCATACGATAATGCCAAAGTCAAAGGCTTGTTAAAGCCTGATTTGGACATCAACCAAGAGTTAATGCTCATCATCACAGAAATGAGCGAGACCATCCAAGCCCAACGCCACAGCCGCAACGGAAGCATTGAAGACTACAACAAGTGGCTGGGAGTATCTGAGGAGCAAGCCTACGAGGAATCCTTGGAAGGAACCGTACAATCTGAGTTTGCAGACATCGCCATCCGCATCATGTCGCTTTTAGGATTCTACAACTCTCAGAAGATAATATGCCTGATGAATGATATTGAACTCAAAAAGACAGAGGAGTATCACAAGGTAGAGTTCGAGCACGGAACCTATTCCCTTCCTGATGCCATGTACCTCATCATCACTCGCATGACCTACTTCCCTTTCTCCTGCTCACCAGCATGGATGAACACCTTGCGCTTGCAGGATATTCTGGTTCAGGTCTTCGCCCTAGCCCACATAGAAGGCATAGACCTAGTTGAGCACATCAAGTTGAAAATGCAGTATAACGAATCTCGTCCGTATCTTCACGGATGCTTATATTAGGAGGACAGCAATATGTTTGGAATAGAAGAAATATCAAGAAGATGCTTAATGACGTTGAGTGATGGTAGCAAAATCCAAGCTACCATCACCATCCCAAAGCCAACCAAGCCCATCTTCCCAGAGAAGATGGAACGTCAGTTTATAGAGAACTTCAATAATTCGCAACCTCATCTAGTAAACAAGGTTGTAAAGTGTCACATCATGAGAAATTAAGCGTATGATAGACGAAAGAAGAATAGAAGAAGCTGCATTTGACTTTAATGATGGTGAGCTAACTAATGATAAGCTCATTAGAGCAGCTTTTATATATAGTGCTAAGTGGATGCAAGAAGAGTTCTTAAAGAATTTATGGCATCCTGCTAGTGAAGAGCCAAAGTTTGGTAAAGGAAGATTGTTAGTCTTGATAAACGGAGGTGTCAGTATTCTAAATGTAGGTTTTGTTTTAGACCAATTACGCAACCTACATAATGTATATGGCATCGAAGGTTGGCTATACTTGAATGATTTACTGCCAAAGGAAGGAGGTGAGCAATGAAAGAGTACATAGATGGTGACTTGGTAAGATATACATCTTTATATAAAGAACCTATTGCAGAAATCTGTGAGGTTCGTGAAACATCTTATCTTATAAGATTTATGAATGGGAATTTTGCAAAAGTCACAAGTAAAGAAATCAAACCCATTCCTCTTACAACGGATATTCTAGAAAAGAACGGGTGGAAGACTCAAAACGGGTCGTACTATTACTTAAATGTGGCAAAAGGTTTTATTTCTTATGTTGGGATAGACTTTAAGCATAAATCAGATAAAGGTCAGCTATATGTAGAGATTGATGGAAATAATATAGCGGAGATACAATATTGCCACGAACTCAAGCACCTCTTCTTTGGTCTAGGACTTAATCACGAAATGGAGGTGTAGGTATGGAAGTAGTAAAAATAACTAAGAAAATCTACAAAGCGATAGGGTGTGAAGAAGGACACTTCTTTGGGACGTTTGCTCATTTTAAAGAGTTGCGTGAGAGGTCTAATTTGCCAGTACAAAAGACTTGCTTTTGCTGTGAGCACAAATTCCAGCCAGAAGATTTTATATCTTTAGCGTGTTTTGACAAAGGCTTGGGAAACAAATTTCTTTGCCAAAAGTGTAAGGATATAGCATTTAAAGATTTAGGTGATAAAAATATTTATTTACATTAGTGTTTAACGCCTTCGGGCATAAATAGATAGAATATGATACAGAATATAATAAAAAAAGTGCTACGTAAGTGGCTAAAGAAGAAAGTCTATAAAGGTGGTTATGGAATCCCTCTAAATGAGAAACGCTTTGCATGGGTTTACAATTCTCCTATCCGTCAATGGAAAGATAGAATTTGGGTTCTCAGACATACAGCAATCGGTACTTCAGAAAGTTTTTTAAACAGTTTGTTGGAAGAGTATATTTACAAGTAATAACCATCCTGCAAAGGATATAAAAAGTAGTAATATGGATATAGATAAATTAGAAAGAGCAAACTTCTTAGCAAAGGGTTTGCTTCCTAAAATAGATGAACTCTTAAATATGTCTTCTAAATCACACCGTAGCAAACTTGCGGACAGTATTTGGGAATTATCAGAGTGTGATGAAGAGTTCAAAGCTAAATTCAAGAAACTTCTTTTAGAAACTAAGAAGAAGTGGCAGAAAGAGTTTGATGAACTTTAGTAACCAACCATCCCTTATGGGATATAAATATAAGTAATATGGATAAATGTAATTTTAAATTTAAAGAAGTACATTGGCACTAAGGTAGTTGAGGCAAGACCAATGTACGGGATTGATGCAGAGTCTATTGGCTATGCACGCAAAAACATTGACAACCATGAGTGGAGAAACGGATATCATGTAAGATACACAAATCCTGATGGTAGCTTTTATGATTCTTGGTCTCCAAAAGATGTGTTTGAAGAAGCTTATAGAATAGCAGATAGTCCTAAAGACAGGATAAAGATGGAACTATCCAATATTGCAGATAAGCTAATAAAGTTGAGGCACTTCCTTTATGTCAGGGAGCACAGTGTTGATGCTGTCGGTGTTTGCCAGTATTCTTTGATGGTTGCACAAGAACATATCATGCAATCATATAAAGATATATTAGAAAAACGACTTTCATTTTTTGAAAATACATGTTCAGAAAACTCATCTCTCAAAAAAGAATATGCTAAAAAGAAGTAAATTTAAAATAGGAGAATTTCTTGTAACAACCAATGGAAATATATTTATTCATGATGGTTATGAGAATGGTGATGGATATGGGTGTTTAATTGGCATGAGTTCTGATGGTACAATCCTAAAGCAAAGTGATTTGGTCAACTTGCAGTTATCCCTCAACGCTCAGGAGATTATCAATATCGCCAAACTGAGACTATGCAGTAAGGCATCCAAGGAGACAAGAGAGGTGTGGTATAAGGTACTTGATAAGTTGGCTTGTATCGAACCTTTGCTTGCATCCGCTTGTGTTCCTCAATGTGTATATAGAGGTTTCTGTCCTGAGCCGAAAACATGTAACAGAACTAAGACAAATATATTTTCCTTTATGAGAAAATACTATAAAAGTCTAGAAATATATCCAAGCAACCTATGAAATATCCCAAATATAATCTCAACGAATATGTCGGTGGGCACTTCGAGTACACCACCCCCTGCCCATTTGGCATTAAAGGCAAGTACACAAAGGAAAACCTGATGGTCGGTAGCCTTGCTTGCCAGCGATGCGAACACTTCCGAGGTATCAACAAAGAAGACAGCATCGTATCTTGTGGAATAGAATAGTAAAAAGAATGCAGCCTATCTGCATTCTTCTTAATAATTAATCAAATTTAATATATGAATACAAAGAAAATCTCAATCATTCAGCGTATCAAGGAGAAGTTCCTTGGCAAGCAGTTCTTTATTGCAGTTATCGCCAATAAGGGAACCAGTTCCTACTTTGTCAACTCCACCATCTACCGCTCAGAGAAGGAGGTGAAGGCTTACAAGAAGTACATCACCACAGACGAGCGTATGAAACAGAGCTTCGATTTCGTAGGCTATTACGGTTTCCGTTCAAAGTTCGACTTCCGCATACCTCTCAGCGGAAAGCCAGTATCAGTTGAAGAGGCAAAGAAACTGGCTGAGAAGTAACATGGCAAAGATTAAAGACCTCACTGGGCAAAGGTTTGGCAGACTGGTTGTCTGCCGCCGTGCCCCTTCTGAAAAGGGAGCAAGAAACGGAGTATATTGGATATGAAAGTGTGATTGTGGCAGAGGAAAGAGAATCCTCAGTTCTGCCCTGCTCTCAGGATTCACACGTTCTTGTGGTTGTCTTCGTAGCGAGAATGCCAAGAGAACCGTCAGACAGATGCAAGCCATCAACAGGAAAAGACGTGAATCATTAACAGATAAAATAAGCATTTCATAAATTCATAGTATATTTGCAAAATGAAATTCAAGTATTTAATAGATAAAGTCAATGGTTTCAGACACCGCAACGATTTTGTGGTACTGGACGGAAGAGCCAACTCGGTCACGCTCTCCAAGGGTATCTATGACCACATCATGCGCAAGGAACGTTTAGACACCTCTATCTTCGTGTTCAGGTTGTCCGAAAGAGGAACATACGGATTCTGTATGCGTGAGGACTGGGAAAACCTTCACAAAGTTAATACCGCCTTCACTCAGCTTCAATACAATCAGGAGTATAAGAAGGTAGGATTCAGAAGTGACTACCCTTCCATCACCGCCATCCTTGATGAGTACAACCTTCCTCTCAACAGAATGGTTCGCCTTACTTGCATACCACGCAAGTCACAAAAAGGAGAACCTTATTACGAAATCATGCGACCAAACTTAAATTCGAGCACATGGCAACAAGACAAGAAGTAATATTTCAAGGCTTGACACACTCACCATCCGACTATAATTGTCAGGATGGTGAGTTGGCAACCTGCCTCAACCTCATCAACGAGGATGGGGCACTCCACCCTATCCACCAGCCAGTAGTAGCTGAGCCGAACATCACGCTGGATGCAGGAGATACCATTGAACTGGTGCATAAGGTAACACACGATGAAACGATTCACTCCCACTACATCATCCGTAAATCAGATGATACTTGGTACTGGATGGAAAAAGGTGGAGACGGAACCAAGAACACCATCGACTTGAACGGATTCCACGTTAATGCCGTCACAGCAGTAGGCAATATAGTTAATTTTGTTGGAGAAATATCTATCAAATACTTATATTGGATTGACGATAATTATCAGCTATTTGATAGAGATAACTTTAACTATGGAATCAAAATCGGTTTTAAAGAATTTGATTATCAAGGTGGTTCAGCAGAAATCTCGCTAGGTGATGAATTTTGGGACTATGTTACTTATGAAAGCAGTTCTTCTGGTAGAAAGATAACTGGAATGAATGTAAATCAAGTTTCAAAAGTTTTCAACATGTTTGACGCTGTAATTAATAAGACTTTGTCCGACAGAGGAAAACAATGGCAAAAATATTTTGTGTTTGGAGTAGCAGCCATCAGGTTATACGATGGTACATACTACAGCATTTCCAATATTTTTAAACTTGACTGGAATAGTTCAACTTTAGCTTCTGTTAGTGTTGACCCTTACAATAAGAGATTTTGGTCGATTGGACCAGCAATAGCAACTTGGACTATTAGCGCAAACATAGATAATCTTGATAAAATATCAAATCTTATACAAGGCATTGATATTTTTTTAAGCAAAGCCGAATCATTCGTTAATTTAGAATCAGCAGCAGCAAAATACGTTGTACCTGAACTAAATGATAAAGACCAAGGTGAAATGTTTTTCACAATGATGTCAGGAAAGGAAGCAGCAAATGCTATAGATTCCCTATCATTCTATCATTCACTATTTATCAGTAAAGACGAAATTGGCAAAGAACTTCAACTCAAAAGAGTTGAGGGAACGGAAGAGTCTTTATCTTTGGCTAACCTATACCGTTCTGATTTAGGAGGTAAATGTGCGATTACATACAATAATAGACTTCATGTTGGGAACGTAAAAGAAGGATATAATGTTGATTTGATAAGTAATATCACTCCAGCATTATCAAACTTACCAAACGATGCACAATTAAATACAGAAGGAATAGTTAGAGTAAAAGCATCAAACAAAGAATTTTGGTGCAAGGTTGATGATTTAGGTGCAAGACTATATTACTTTGTATGTGTGCCAATCTTAAATGTATCTGAAATAACATTCTACAAAAAGACTGGAACTTCTGTGTTTGAGAAATCTACGGTTAACTTGCATTCTTCCGAAACTACAGCATTCTCTTTTTACGTAGCTGGAGAAGGAAAGGAAAACGTACCGCAATTTGCTTTGCCATGGGAAAAATCATCAGAAGAGGAATGGAATAATATTGTCAGCAAATACGAAAACTATAAAACAAATACAAATGCACTTCCATATTCTTCTGTTGTAAAAGTAAGCGAAGCTGAGAATCCTCTAATCTTCCCTGCAAAGAATAGTGTTCAGGTTGGTTCTTCTATCATAAATGCACTTGCTGCTAACACTAGACCAATAAGCGAAGGTCAGTTTGGTGATGCACCTCTATACGCTTTTACCGATGAAGGTGTATGGGTATTGATGCTTGGAGAAGAAGGAACCTATATTGCCCGACAGCCAGCCAATAGAGATATTTGCTCCAACCCTAAAGGCATTTTGCAGATTGATGATGCAGTTCTGTTCCCGACAGAGCGAGGTATCATGATGCAACAAGGAAGAGAGTCTGTTTGTCTTACCGATGTACTGGATAATTATCCTTTCGATTTTCTATCCATTTATTCACATTCAACAAAAGATAATACCTATCCGAATAAACTCCTTGCGCTAGGTAACATTCCTGAGCCAGATGTGAAGTATGTCCGTTTCCGTAAATATCTCGAAGAAGCTGATATGATTTACGATTATTACGATGCCCGAATCATCCTCTTCAATCCGAACTACACCTACGCTTACGTTTACTCGTTGAAAAGCAAGATGTGGGGAGCCATGCACAATGTCTTCAACAAGCGAGTAAATATATATCCTGAGTCATACGCTACAGACAAAGCAGGAAACATACTTGATGTGTACGTAAAGGAACCTATAGATAATGTTCCATTCTTCCTTTGCAGCCGACCTTTAACACTTGGACAAGATGCTTATAAGACCATGTTTGATTGTATCACAAGAGGATATTTCAGAATCATTCAGGAAGGAAAGTGTGGAACGGTTCTATTTGGAAGTAATGATTTATCTAATTGGTATTACGTTGGTTCGTCTACAAATATGTATCTCAGAAATCTTGTAGGTTCCCCATACAAATATTTCAGGGTCGTGTTCATGGGTAACCTTGCTCCAAACGAATCTATCAGCGCACTATCTACAGAGTTCCAATCAAGATTACAAAATAAACTCAGATAATTATGGCAGAATATACATTATTAGCTTTCGATTCACAGCGTGCACGAAATGGAGCATCCGTAGGCTATATGGATGCCAACAACAAAGTGCATATAGCTACAGAAATAAAGTTCTATGAAATAAGAAGGTCAGACTACTTCGGCTACATCATGTTAGACGGAAAGCAATATGAGTTTTTAGCAAATGGCTATTTTTATGTAAATGGAGATAAGCAGTTGCTAAAGATAGTAGAATCCTCTATCACAAAGACAACTGGAACGAAACTTGTCAGAGAAACTTCTTCCGATGGAACATCAAACGCTCGCCAATTCCCTAGAAATGGAATAGCAACCACATCAGAAACAGGTGGAACAGAGGAAAGTGACAAAACAGAGGAAATCTTCTCAATCGCTACCCTACAGCCTAGAGAAGAAGTAGCAGCAAGTTGCTTGCAGTCTATGCTCCAGCGGTATACGAATCCGCTCAATATAGACAACACCAAGATTAAGCAACTTGTAAGCAAGTCATTCTTGTTTGCTCAGGAGTTCATCAATCAGGCAGTTCTTTATCGTGAGAAGGAGACAACATCGGCAACCGTTGAGAGCAACAAGTACGCATCGGTTGATTCCGATTCTCTCAGCAGCGACACCGATAAACTGCTATACAACATAGCTATAGCTATGAGTAACTTGATTGCTCAGGATAAGAACCAGTATGCCGACCAGCAGAAGAACGGATTGAAGCTGGCAGCTACAGATGTTAATGTCAAGACTTTACCTGAGTCTATCAAGACGGTTGTAAGTGGTTCTGTCAGCGCATCAGTAAGCGGAAATGTTGATGCCGCTGTTACTGGTTCAGTAACAACCAAGCAGGAATCCACATCTAGTGGAACATAAACTTAGATAAATGTTTTTTTTACTATATAAAAAATAAAGGGTAGCCGTCCGTGATGGATAGCTACCCTTGCTTTATCTTAGGCTAAAACGACTAGCCGCCAAATGGATGCAACCTGATTCTCGCTCTACCAGCCGAGCGGTTACTCGCATCCTTAATCTTCTTTTTCTTATCCTCAGCGAGTTCCCAGAATCTATCAGCACCATCAGGATAAACAATCATCAACCATTCATAAAGGCATTGGTTCACGATGTAGTCATGCAAGTAGACGGTCATGGTATGTACACTTGTCTTAGAAAAACCTTGCGGAATCCGCATAGCCAAGTAATAAGCATCCTCCTCATTGGTAGGCGAACCTATGCACTCTTCCCACTCGTTGGAATCAAATCCGCCACCGAGCATTTTCACCTTTGTGAAACGGAAAAGCATTTCTCTGCAATCCTCTACTGCTGAGTCTAGAATCCTTGCTAACTTGTCTCTGTTTCCTTCCTCTGATACATCAAACACATTCTTTAATTGTTCGGCATCTACACCTTTCTGCTTGGAATAAGAGTCAGCAAAAGAAAAAGCCGTATTCTTGATATCAAACACCAGTTCCTTCTTCTGAAGCTCTATCATTACCTTATACCCAACACTACAAGTTCTCATAACTCATTATTATTATTCTATTGCTGTTCTTGTTGGTCGCTCCCTACGATAGAAAGCATTATGGATATTCTGCAATGCTACAGCAGACAAATCTGCATAATCTTTTGCATCATCCTTGTTGGTTATCATATACCAATCCATCAGAGCCTTGTTGATGATGTAGTCATGAATAGCAGAACTTAGGCTGTCTCTTACTCCTAGATTGAAATTGCTAGGAACATCTAATTTAAGAGTGATGTCACTTTCTTCCAGCAACTCATTCTTTGAAGTAGCAGTAGCAACTCCATGAAATCCTTCACTCAATTCTACGAGAAGTTGACCATAAGCATTCTGAATGCTACGAAGAACCTGATTCTTGTCAGAATCATCATCACTAGCCTGCATATTGGATGCAAACTCAGCATCCTTTCCATCAGCCTTGCGTGACCGACCAGTCAAGAATGCCTTATTTCTAAAATCGTACAAGAGTTCGCTCATGTACAATGTAATCGTTAATGTCTTTGCCATATAGTTATATTTTAAAGAAATTATTGTGGTTTTACTCTACTCGGTGCAGACTTATGAAAAACCTTATCTTTAATGTCTGCAAGAAGCGCAGTAGCGTTATCTGCATACTCCTTCACCTTGTCAGGCGCAGTAATCTCACACCATTTTCCGATGATGCTGTTCACTAGAAATGATGTAGCGGAACGGATAATGGAAGGCTCCATTTTTGTATCAAATCTACTTGATAAGGTCAGCTTCCAGTTGATGTTTCCATCCTCATCATTAATCTCTTCAACAAATTGTTTCAGGAGATTCATCAATGTATCAACCGATTCATTATAGAATCGCTCAATCATTGCCAAGTCTGCATCCGTCACAAAAACTTGGTCAAATGCCGACTTTCCATCCTCCAGTTTGTTCTTTGCGCCTATGTAGGCAGTAGTCTTCGCTACCTCCTCATACACGTCACTTCTCTTGATTGTAATTATTAAGTCTGCCATTCTTTATCTTTTTATATAGTTTATAACCCAAAACGACTAGCAAGACACAGAGTGCTCCAAATGACCAGATAGCGTATTTCAACTGAAACTGCTCCCACTTGGATAACTCCTTCTCTACTGGATAGGGCACTGGGATAGAATCTCTTTTCAGAAAGGAATCCACCTTCACCTTATACACATTCTTATAGATGGTCTTCTCATGCCATCGGTCAAGAAAACAAGTATCTCCCTTCTGTCTGAGATATACGGAATCACGCACAAAAACGCTGTCAGAAGTATGCAGCGTATCGTGTTTTACTACGTCCCGACATATAACTTTTTCCATCGGGACGTATTTTGTCTTGCATCCCGACAGAAGAAAAGCTATCAGCAACATACCCAAAACGTATATCAGGAGTTGCCAGAAATCAGTATCGTACCACTTCTTCATAAGCCTACACTTTGAGTGCTACCAATGCTCTTTTCAAATACTTGCGTCTATGCTCTAAGCCGTAAGTACCACCATTAATGGTCTTGGTAATAGCAAGAAAGCTATCACTATCAGCCAGTTTATTCAAGCCGTGTTTCCACCACCACCACATAGCACTCTTGGTAGCATATCGTGGCTGCTCCAATATTTCAGGATGCTCCATTATATCGTCAGTAACTTGCTTACTATTCTGAAAAGCCTGATAGTTGGCTCTGCCAGTAATCTGAATCAAGCCTCTGCCACGATACTTATAGCCGTCACCATCCTTCAAGTTACCGAGCATGTTCTTCAACTTACCCACATCATACTTATGGAAATAGTTCTTATTTCCAAGTTCCTTGGTATATCTCAGTTCGCCACTCTCATGTGCAATCTGAGCCAAGAAGTGAGCCATTCGCTTAGGTGTGTCGATTTGGAAAGCCTCAGCATAACCATTGATGTAAGGCAGAAAAGCATCCACCTTAGCCTTTGCGTTCGGCATAATCTCTAAAATCTGTTCTCTTGTTACCATCATATTATTTACTCTCCTTTACTTGTTTCAACATATTTGCGAGTTCGTCCATCACCTTACTCTCAAAATTACCCAACTTGGTCTTAAAATAAATGTTTACTCCGAAGATAGCCCCAGAGTAAACCAACGCTTGGCTGATGTACCAGAGCACACCATCCGAAATAATATAGTTGTTCAGAAAGAATGATAGGAAGGCAAGGACGATGCCGCTCACTACCATTCCAATGGCTGTACCATATTGCAATCCTTCACGTACGTTTGGAGTCATAACTTATCTTTTTATACTATTAACATTAATAATATGCAAAGATAAGAAATAGTTCCCAAATAGTCACTTTATCCGTTAATAGTATGCCATATTTTGCTTGTCGGATGCAAGCAATCAGGGTCTTGCAGATACTCTATAGCCATCAGAACCACCATTTCCTTCAATTCGTCTGCATCCTTGCTATATCGTTTCAGCATCAGATGATGGTCACTCCTCAACAGATTCATAGTTACCGCCAAGTCATAAATGGTATAGTCAGAAATATCATCCTGATGCTTTTCAAAGGCTTCTCTTATCTCATCATCCGAGAAGAAGGGAGCCATGTGCTTAGTTCCGTCAGCATCCTCATACCACATCTTGCAAATTGCATCATCGGCAAAGTGCTTATCAAAATGCTCTTCGCTCAACACACCATACACCATCGCACAAAGATGATGCTCCTCCACATCGCTCAACTTGCATGAGAGATACTTGCCGACTGCCTTAGCTACTGCCAACATCTGCTCAGGAGTCAACTCCTGCTGATACTTTTCTACGAAATCTACAAAATCCATAATATAAAAATTAAAAGTTTATGATGCTGCAAAGATACCAATATCTTAAACGCAGCACCATAAACTCGTAGACATTTCTGTAGCTATCTGAATATCAGACAAATACAGTTACGATTAAAACACCTCCTTTCTTTATTCGTCCTTAAATCTGATTCTCTTCTCTCCACCCCTCGTCCAGATGTCGTTTTTCTTCCGTTTCGCCACCTTTCCGATAACGTCATTCTCGTAAAGTTCGGGCTTGTCTTCCCTCCCTTGGGTCTCCGTAGCAATACCCTTGCTGGCATTGCCACTTTGGCTGGCATCAGGTTTCCCATTGCCATACCATTTCTTGTCGTTTGGTTTGTCTGCAATCATAACTATAAACTATTAACTATAAACTATAAACTAAGCCGCCAATGGTGGATTCTGTCCGTCAGGACTAACTCCCTGACCGCTCATCATCTGCTGCAACATCGCCTGAGCCTTCGGATTGCTCTGTGAAGCCTGAGCCACTTGGGCTTGAAGCTGAGGAGAGAATCCTTGTGGAGTCTCACCATTCTGAATGGCTTGCTGGTTGGATGCAACCGATTGCAGCAACTCCTCTCCAAATGGGAAATCTCCTACTTGCAGCAACTGCTCCAGCGTGATAGCCTGATTCTGCCACAAGGTCATAAGGAACTCATTCGCCATCTGTCTATAAACAGGTGTAGCCGTACTTTCCGTGATGTTGATGTCAAACTCCACGTCTCTAATCTTCTTAGGGTCATAGTGCACAATCTGTCCTGCCCTACCCACGATATTGAAGTTGCGAGCCACGTCATAGTACTGCTGCATATTCTTAACGGTCTTGTAAGCACCATCAATAATAAACTGACTGAAAGTCTCCAAAATATCAAGCAGCGACATGGTAGCATTCTGTGTCTGCTGGGCATAAAGCGAACCGCTCGTACCCGATACTCCTGGTTTGCCTTGCAGCGCACCATTCACTCCCGATATATCCTCGAAGAACTTCAACTGATAGCTGAGCAAGTCACCGATACCGATGTTCGTAGAATTGTTCGCCACTTGCTGAGGAACCTGACCGCTCTTGTTCGGCTTGTATCTCACCACACCATTGAACCTACTCCACTCGTCACAGAAATCATCCCAACTCATATCATCAGGCAGACAATCCTCAGGACAGAGCAGCACACCCTTGGCACTCGCCCTCATGATGAAGTCATACATCGTGATAAGTCGGTTCACGTATCTCTGCTGGTCAATCACATCTTCCACGAAGCTGTGAATCTCGCCATCAATAAACGGATAGAACTTAAAGCAGTATGGATGCTCGCCATGAGCATAAGGAGTCTCGCCTTCTCTCAGAATATCACCGAAAGGAGAAAGATAGTAGAAATGCCAGTAATCATCCATAAACCACTCGGCTTCAATCATAGGAATATCGTCTTCCAACATACCAGCAGCCAGACCTCTCGCCAGTCTTCTTTCGTTCTCTTCTTCTACTATCTCCTTCTTATCCTCAATATCAATTTTGAAATCGTCACCATTGTTGTAGTCGTGGCATCGGTATCTCGGTTTACTCTCCTTGCGCCAAACCTCAATCACTCGGCAGAGCGAAGGGTTGGCAGGATTCATAAAGTCGATGGTCTTAGGGTCGAACTCACCGAATCGCTGTGTGCAGTCTGCAATCACGAAATCTCGGTTAGCCGCCAGTCTGTATATCTCCTTCAACTTACGAGCTTCAGCAGGAGACTTGGCAAACTCTCTCAGTACGTTGCCGATGGTAATATCATGCACCTCACCCAAACAACTCACGTCCCAGCCACGGAAATCCCTCATATTGTTGTCTATGAAGAAATTGTTCGGGTTCACGTAGTCCGTCCAGCAATCCAACCTACCTCTTCGCCATCCATACTTTTTCTTATAGATAGCAGCACCGCTTATCAGAAACTCTTCCATGGTTCGTGCATCCAGTTCCGTCTCTCGGTTCAGTTGTCGGTTACATTGCAGCACCACGCTCATGGTCTCACCATATCGCTTCTCATCCTTATCTCTTGCGTTACATGTTGGCTCCTTGCTCTGAGAGCGATATACACCCAGCACATTCTTCACCAACCTACGGATAAGGTTGTTCTTCAATGGTTCGCTACCCTGCTCACGGATATAGTCTTCCTCCCTGATACGCTTAGTAAAGCCACACTTGCTTTTGAACTCAATGGTATCTCCCCATTGGTCTCCATAGCAATATCGCTTGTTTCTCAGTCTTCGCTTTCGGAAGTTATCCATGTTATTGTAATATCGCTGAGCCTCCAGCAAGATAGAGAAGGCACGCTCGTATGGCTTGTCAAATCGGTTCTTGGATGCCTTCACGCTATCCAGTTCTTCCTTGTCAAGCACCCTGCTCAACGATAGCAGTTTTGTTTCTTCTTTCTTCTTTGCCATAATTTATGATGTTGTAGGTTCAACAATATGTGCCAGCTTCCGAGCCACCCCAAGCAATCCGCTTGCGGTATCGGTATCGCCAAGACTGATGCAAGTGAGGTAGCCAGCCATATACACGATGGAATCCTTCAATGTTTCAGGCAAATCAATATTACCTTCACTAATAGAAGGCATACCCACATAGGTAAGCGATACGGTAGCCGTATTACTCTTGCTTGTGAAAAGTTCCAAGTACCGATTACCGCTATTATGAATGAGTGCAGCGATAGGTCGCTCAGGATTTCCCCTTACTCCGAATCGGTTACACTGAATCTTGTAGGCATCATCCTCTTCTGTTATTATCTCAGCCGAGCGGTTCCAGTCACTAGCCTTCACGTTAAGGAGTCTAATCATGTCGGAAGGCAGATAGACGGTTCCCACATAAGCACCATTTGATTCAGCCCAAGCAGTATTCAATTCATTGAAAGTCTTACCATCCAGCATACTGGCAGGAGCATCCTTCAATATGATTCTTGCTGCATCTACTATCTTACTCTGAATCAACTCGCCTTGTGACAAGGTATCAGTATCGGTAGGAGTCAGCAAGCCCGAAGTCTCTTGGTTCCTGTCCAAGAGCACCTTCACTTCTTTCACCAGTTCAGATACAGCATACGTACTCATTATTCCAATCCTTCTAGTTCAACACCCTTCTCTTTGGCAATCGCCAAAATATCGTCCTTGGTCTTCATCTTGGAACGACTCACACCGAAGGTCTCTGCCAGATATTCCTTGGCATCCTCAACATCTGTCACAATGTGAGTCTTCTTCTCGTCAGCCACCTTCTTCTTTGCCTTGGCAGCAGCCTTCTTCTTGGCTTCCGCAGCTTCCTTCTTCTCGTCAATACTCTCCACCAAGAAGAATTTGTCGTTGAACCAATAATGAGACTCGATAGCCTTCTGTACCTTAGGGTCTCTTGTCATATAGATACTACTTCCCATGGTCTTACCCTCAAAAACAATGCGCATTCTCTCGTTACCTACCATAACGCTGAATGCCAAATCCGAACCAGCTTGATATTTCTTAAACATGATTATACCTTATTATATATGTGTTATTAAAAAAGGGATGGGGCTAGTGCCCACACCCCTCACTATTTAATGAATAATTTGCAATTCAACTCTCTTTTAGGCAGCAGCCTTCACCTCAGAATCGTCTGCCTGAGAAACTTCCTCAGGAACCTTAGCAAGGCGCATACGAGCATGAGCCTTAGGATACTTCAAGTACAGACAAGCGACCTCCTGAATAACTACGGCATCGGTGTTACGGATGCCAGCCTTCTTCAGGTCGAGCACGTTACGTGTCCAAGACAAGTGTACTCGCTTAACCAAGAACTCTGGGTCAAGGGCGAAGCCGCAGTCACTCATATCGAAGAGGTCAAACAACTCAGAGTGAATCATCAGCACCTCACCGAAGTCAGTCTCCCAACTCTTGAACTTCAAGTTCCAAACCTCAACGGTGTCCTTCAAACGGAACTTATCAGACTTAATCTTACTGAACGCACTCACGAAGGCAGAACCAGCAATAATTACCTTGCGCTTGTTGCCGATACCAGTACCCACAAACAAGTCCTTGGAAATATCAACCAACTCCAAATCAGTAATCACTCGCTCATTCTTGTTGTAACCCTTCGCGACCTCGTCAGCAGTAGCAATATGACCTACCTCAATATCCTTACCTGCCAACCACCAGATACCCTTTGTAAACCACTGGGCAGAGTTATTCTTAATTTCGTGCTTGATACAAGCCATATCACCGAAGAGATAAGTGCCTTCCATAGCAAGACGCATATCGTAGATACTATCCTCCTCAATGTCTGAAAAATTCCAATCAACTCGCTTATCAGCAATCTTATCGAAGGTACTCTGCTCCACCTGAATCATAAAGTTCTGGCAGTATTGAATATCAGCAGTAGGAAGATTATTGAAACGACCAGTCTGAACATCCAACTCACCGCAACTCTTAGCCATACGAAGAAGTTTCTGTCCCTTCTTCAAAGCAGGAATACCGATAGCCTGCTTATTTACCAACTTACCATTTACGGCATATACTATCGGATATCCTTCTGTATTCTTGCCACATACACAAAGTTCCAAATCAGGAGTAGGAGCATCAGTAATGGTTGAATAAGCTACACCCTTATAATTGGTAATCGCCTTCACACCAACCACTCGGATGGTATCGTCCAGCGTAAACATTGCAGGGTCTTCTACTTTCAACACCATAGATGTACCATTACTCTCCTCTGTTGCCTCCTTAACGGTAGTCTTGATAGGACGTGTACCGATGCTCCAGTACTCAACTACAAACGAATCAGCAGAAATAGTTGTAGCATAACGTGAAATCTGGTCAACAGGAGTAGCCATCGGTCGAATCTTGGTAATCTTGTCGTTGATGTCGTTCAGATAATACTCCGTGCCATTCTCGTTAAAGTGCTCACGACCCTTTGTCTCGGTCTTGATACCATCATCCTGACGAGCCGCACCGCCATTGCCAGCTTCACCAGCAGCAGGAGCACCACCAGCTTCCGCAGCGTGACCACTCTCTGTACTACCGCCATCAGGCAGAGCCGCCTCAGCCATGATAACCTGACCATTCACTCCAAAAATAACTGCCATTACCATCAGAAAGATGGAAAGCAGCCGATTAAATTTGTTACTTTTCTTCATTGTTATCCAAAATATTAATTAAACATTATATATTATCTTTTCACCTTATCGAATGCGTGTTCTCTTCTCATTGCCACGCTCCCAGATATTTCCCCTACGTGATGCCCTACCAAGCGCACCTAGGTTTGGCTGGTTATCTGTCTGCTTGGTCTCCGCATTGGCAGAATCAAGGTCGGCAGTACCATCACCCTTCTTTCTCAGTTCAAGGTTCTTGACGTGCTTGCTGTTCTTACCACGAACCTCACCTTCATGTGCCGCATCAGCCACATCGGTATCATGGTTCTTAGCCTTGATGAAAGCAGTAATCATATCCTCAGTAAACTTACCAGTCACCACATTGCGCATAGTCTGAAAGCACTGGTCGATAGCTTCGTTTACCGCTTCCTCACCATACTTCTCCTCCAACTTGTCGAATACTTCATAGCTGGCTGGCATGTTCTTGTCATACTCCTCCTGCAATTTCTTGCCGTTGGCAGCATTCTGCAAGAACTCCGACTGAGCCGATGCAATCTCATCCGCATTGTCAGGGTCAGAGTAGTAGTCAATGGCATCCTCGCCATGTGTACGAATCAACTCAGCGTAAGGACTCCTACCTGCCTTCATTGCTTGTAGGAAGGTAGCTGCCTCAGGGTCACTGCCCAACCAGTCACCCATCGCCTTCTCATTATCCTTATAACCCTGCAAAGCCTTCTGGTCGGCATCATAATCATCATTGATTGCGCCATACATAGCTTCATCATCCGCATACTCCGTGTCTGGGTGTCGGGTCTTCAAACGCTCCAAAGCCAAGTCTCTCTTGGTCTTCGTTTCCTGCTGCTTGGCAGCACCAACATTCTGTTCAATATTTGTATTATCTGGCATATATATATGTATTAATTTATAAATCAATGCCCAAAATTAATGCTTTTTCGGCTAATTTCTACTTTATCCGTTAATTATCGTTATTCTAATACGACTAATTCGATTATTTTTTGTATATTTGCAGCGTCAGATATGAAATATAAGGATTCACGGTGTGATTTTAAAGAAGAACGTGATGCTGATATATTGAGGGCTTATCGTGAGATACTTACGACAGGAGACAATATAACACTCTCAGAGATTGAGGAAAAGCTATCCCAGTCTCCGAGCTGTAGATTTTGGGTTTCGGAAGAACGTGCTTATATAGTCATATTAGACTTATTGTTGGGAAAATCCATTGATTATATGATACCAACCCGAAGGGCAATGTATCAGGAGATTTTCAGAAGATTCAAGAATTATAGAAAGCAATATCCACACTTATCCAAGATGGATATTATCAAACGTGTATGCTACGAGCCAGCACCCAGCTTCTATCTTACTCCACAAACCATGCACGTCATACTTTATAGGGTGAGAAAGGAGGAGAAGAAAAGATGCTACGAGGAGCGAAAGAGAAGATTGTGCTTTATGCAGTGTACATTATAATAATGTGTATCACTCTTATGGGCTATGATGGCATGGGCTTGTATGATGGCTGCACTCTTTGGCAGCGCATCAGTTATCCGTTCTTTCATCAGAACGTCTTCCATGCCGCCATCAACTTATATGTTTTCCATCAGTGTTATCGAGCCATACCTTGTGGCATCGGTCACATGGTCGCATTCTATCTCATCGCTATCAGCTATCCTTACCAATCCTCCGTACCTATCATTGGTCTCAGCGGTTTTATCTATGCTTATATGGGCTTTATCGCCCCCTACGTGGAGAATAAGGTAAGATACAATCTCACCATTCTCCTATATATCTGTATTGGAATCTTCTTCCCTTGCATGGCAGTTGGAGTCCACATCTATTGCTATGTACTTGGTCTGTTGTGGGGTTATCTAAACGCACCGCTATGCCAAGACAAGTAACCACCACACAAGCCAAACTCACAGATGCACTTGACAAACACGTATTGGGCATCCTGAAAGAGAACGAGAAACGCATCAAGGAAATAAACACACCTTTCAATCCTGTCAAGGGTGAAGGTTGTGGAGATAAGCGATTCATGCTTTTCCTTCCTGACTTCCCTATTCAGAGACAGCAGCTTCCAGTTTCCATGAAGAAGATTCCGCTCGTCAAGATGCTTATTGAGTTGGGTAGCTGCAAGGCAGTAATCGAGGAACTTCACAAGGATATAGACGAACCATACTATCTAGAGGAAGAAATAGAGCAACTGGTTGAGCAGTTTACTCGCATCAGAATGAAACACGACCCCTTCTTCTTCTTCGCCACGTTCATCTATATCAAACCGAAAGGTGGAGGTCTTCCCTTCCGCTTTGTGCTCAGAAGACCGCAGCGCAGACTGCTCAGGTGGTTGGAGGAGCGAAGAAAGAAGAATCGCCCTATCCGTCTCATCCTGCTGAAAGCCCGACAATGGGGAGGTTCTACGGTTATCCAGATGTACTTCCTATGGCTGCAACTCATGTGGCAGAAGGGTCTCAACTCGCTCATCGTAGCTCAGGTCAAGGACACAGCAGAGACCATCCGAGGAATGTTTGATGAAGCATTGAAGATGTTCCCAGTCAAGTTCCTGCATGAAATGGGAGAAGCATATACTGAGAACGAGCCTAAGTTTGTAGGATTCGGAACATCAGGTAACGTCAAGAAGGTTCCTCAGCGATTCTGCAAAATCAAGGTGGGTTCCATGCAGAAACCAACTTCTGCCAATGGTGAAGATTACAACCTTATCCATTGTTCCGAGGTGGGATTGTGGGAGAAGACGGAAGGTAAGTCTCCTGAAGAAGTTGTACAGAATGCGACCAATGGTGTGCTCTACAGACCATACACGATGATAGTATATGAATCAACCGCCAATGGTACTGGAAACTTCTTCCATCAGGAGTGGTTGGCAGCAGAAGCAGGAGAATCGGTATTTGAGCCGTTCTTCGTACCTTGGTTCGAGATTTACGACCTATACCATCTTGACTTCGAGAGTAAGAAACAGAAAGAGGAGTTCGCAAAATGGTTGTACGACAACCGCAACAACACCAACACGATGTCTAATCGTGAGGAGCCAGTTACCTATCTTTGGAAGTTGTGGCAGATGGGAGCACCTTTGGAAGCTCTCAACTGGTATATCATGGAGCGAAAGAAGTTCACTGACCATGGCGATATGGCTAGCGGATTCCCTTCTGACCCAGTAGAGGCCTTCAAGCACTCAGGAGCCAAGGTATTTGCAGAAGAGAAGGTTGACCAGTTCACGAAAGGTTGCCGAGCACCTAAGTTCATCGGTGATGTTTACGGAGATGGATATAAGGGCAAGAAGTGCCTAAAGAATGTTCGATTCACAGAAGACAAGACTGGGCAGTTGTGGATATGGAGCAAGCCAGAATACTTTGACGATTGCAAGGTAACCAACCGCTATCTGGTTGTCGTGGATATTGGCGGTAGAGGTAGTAAGGCAGACTGGTCTGTTATCTGTGTCTTCGACCGATATTGGATGATGGAAGGCGGCAAACCATACGTGGTAGCCCAATGGTACGGACACATAGATATGGACTTGCTGGCATGGAAGGCAGCACAGATAGCCAAATACTACGACAATGCTCTATTGGTGATTGAATCCAACACCTTGGAGACGAAAGACAAGGAGCACATCTTGGAAGGTGGTGACCAGTCTGAGTTCATCCTGAATCAAATAAAGGATGAGTACGATAATCTCTATGCACGCAAGCAGAGCGAAGCTGACATCAAGGAAGGTCTTCCACGCAAGTACGGATTCCATACCAATGTGGCAACCAAGCCAATGGTTATCTCTGTTTTGGTTCAGGTAGTCAGAGAGCATCTATACGTTGAGCGTGACCAACGATGCCTGAATGAGTTCCTTACCTACGAGCGTAAGAAGAATGGAGCATACGGAGCCATTGACGGCAAGCACGATGATTTGCTCATGACCAGAGCCATCGGACTCCACATCTGTTTCAACGAAATGGAAATGCCTAAGATGATTTCAAATCAGGCAAGAGTAATGAGAAGAAAGGTTTCTGTTTCGGCAGCAACCATCATATAGTTTCAAACAATAATAATTACGATTATGAAAGTAAAAAACATTTTCAAGCGCATCAAGTGCGAAATCATGTATCGCCAAGCTACGGCTAAGGCTGACCTCGCAGCAAAGAAGAACCACGGTGACATCTTCTATGTCCTCCCTACGCAGAAGGGCAACTTGATGATTATGAACCGCTCCTATTTTGAAGCGTTCAAGAAGACAAAGCTGGTAGATAAAGACATGAAGGTTAGAGACCTCTTCCGTGATTGTGTCTATCATACCAACTGCAAGAGCAAGAAGGGAAAACTCAGCCGAAAGCGCAAATTCCTACGCTGGAAAGGCTTAATCTAAAGTTTTTCTATTCAAGTATTAACGGATAAAGGATAGGTAGAGAAAATTCTGCCTATCTTTGCCTATTATTAATAATGTGTATCAAATATGATTTATAAAATAGTACAAGGGAATAGTTTCAAACTACACATCTTGGTGCGGAAAATGGACGTATCGAAAGAGTTTCAGCGACTCGTTGACTTCGATATGAATCTTGCTACCGACATCAGGGTTGAGTTGTCGGGCTATTTCTGCAATACAATTTCTGTTCCAGTACAAGTAGCAGGAATCCAAGGCAACGTACTGATATGCGACATTCCTTCCACCCTAGATTACGGAAACTATAACGTCAGGGTATCATGGAAGTATGAGGGCAGCGAAATGGTCAGCACAGAGCGTAACCTTCTGAGAATCGTAGAACATAACTCTATGAGTAATGTTCCTATCGGTATCACGGAAGGTGAACATACTGGCTTATTCAACCTTCGCTACTACATCGTGACCGAAAATCAGTCTACTTGCCCTATATCTTTCATCGTTGATAACGCTAAGTTCAGCTATACCATAAATGGTGAAACACAAATGGTGGAGAGTCAGGAGAATTTCGTGATTAACGGAACAATCAGCAACGGAAAGAAACTGGAAGCTCAGTTCATGCCTATAGAAGGTTTCAGCATCGGTCAGGTAAAGGTTATCATGAACGGAAAAGATGTTACTGATGAGTATTACAACAGCAACACCCATAATGTCTTCATCCCAGCCGTATCAGGCTATGTTACCATCACAGCAAACGGAACCGTCAAGGCAAGCTATTATGGTGCTTCGTCAGCCAAGAATATGAGTGAGTTGAACATGGAAGACCTTACGCTTATGGAAGGCACTCTTGTTGGTCTGACTCTTACCATCACAACCACGGAAGAGAAACCATACATCTGGTTTGCAAGCCGCCAGCCGCTCATATTCAACCAATGCGGTTTTGAGACTTCCATGAACACCACAAAGTTAGGTGACCTCTACTATTATTGGTCAGACGAACTGGTAGCTGGTGACGATAACGAATATCAAATTAAACTAAAAGAATAATATGACAGAAAAGAAAAAATACAATAGCATCCTCATCAGTGGGCGCAAAGACCAGACTCTGACATATTCTAAGTACGTCAAAGACGAGGAATCGGGAGAATCCGTCAAGGAATCGCTCGACAAGAAGGTCAATGTCACTGATGAGTTAACAACTCAGCAAATCAAGGATGGTGCTATCACCAACGAAAAGATGGCTGCTGGTTCTGTTGGCAATACCAATCTCCAAGATGGTTCTGTCAGCAACGAGAAACTGGAAGATGGAAGTATCACCAATGAGAAGTTGGCAGAGAACTCTATCACCAAAGACAAGTTGAAAGACAACACCATCGGTATAGAGAAATTAGACCCAGAGCTTCGTCAGACTATTAATGCAGCTACTGGTCTTCCTGAGAATTTGGTAGAAACCATTCAGAACGTTGATGATACGCTGAAAGACCATCAGAGTCAGTTGGATGAAAAGCAATCTCAGATTGATGATAAGCAGCAGCAAATTAACGCCAATGATGAAGATATTTCATCGTTGCAGACTCGCAGCACTCAGATGGAGGAAACTATCAAGGGTATAGCCGCTACTGGTGGTGCAAGTAAGGCTACTGCTGTTACCTACGATAACGCAAATTCTCATCTAACAGCAATCAATATCCAAAGTGCTGTTGACGAGCTTAATGGGGCTAAAATAGACAAAACATCAATCTTGCAGGAATCAGGCAAAGCTGAGGATAAGGTGATGTCTCAGAAAGCGGTGAGTGATAAACTCACCGCCTTATCCGACAAGATCAAAGACATATCTTCTGATAATGAAACATTGGGAGATATTGATGAGATTGATTTTTGTGATGATGAAGATAATGTTGTGCATTCTATCGGTAAAGACTCAGCATCATTCAAGAACCTG